GCGTTGAGTCGTCAAAGTCCACGTACATGATGGGTAGCACGCCAGCTATAATTGCCGCCCTGATTTGCGCGGTGGTTGGCGAGTAAACGAACCCGTTAAATTTCATGTCGGGATAGAGCCGCTCAATCGCAGCCCACAAAAACAGGTTGCCGTCCAAGTAACCCTGATTGTCCGTGAGCCATTGATTCAACTGGAGCGGGTTAGAAGCGTGCCCGAAGTAGTTGCAGACCATAGAAGCGCAAGTCATCAAACAGCCATTAGCGCCGATTGTGCTCTTAGTGCCCAGCGGATGTGAAGCCCAACGAATGTCTCGTTGGTTGTAGACGGGTCCGAAGTAAACGTAACCAGTCGAAACAGGCGGGGTTGGCGGGGTGTCATCAACTCGTGTCGTGTAACGCTCCGCAATCCACTTGCCATCACCAATCCGCAGCCAGCCGTTCTGAACCTGCCAGACGGGTACAATATCGCCGGATTGCAACTTGCCGATAATTGTTCCATTTGGCGCATTCCTGACGTTCAGCCGGTCGGGTGCAATGTTGTTCACCCGCACACTGTAAAGCGGTTCTGGGTCTGTGGCTTCCTCTGTACGCCCAAAAAAGGCGTTTAATTCAGCGATTGTTCCGTTAAAGCGGTTCTGGTCAACGTAGTAACTGCCAACCCCAACCTCACGCCCCTTGCCTTTTTCGCAAGTCTGATGAAACAGCCATTTGTTCACGCCTGTGGGTAACAACGGTGGCGGTGACATCTCTGGCGTGTATAGTGGATAAGGGAGTGCTGTCCGATAATACGCCAGCCACCAGTCGGCGTTGATAAGTCGTGGGTCGGTCAAAAGCATATTGTCCTGTAGCCAATACTTGCGAGAGTACAAAATTGGGTATCTGCCAGTCACGTCTTTGATGCGTTCCATCATAACGAGTACGCGTCTCGAGACTTCAGCCTTTGATAATCCGTGACCAGAGAGTTCAAGGTCGAGTACCAGCCGGTCATACTTCCAGTCCACGCCTGCCTGCGTCACTATGTCAATCAGGTAGTTAGCCTGTCGTAGTGGGTCGTCACTTAGCCAGACGTAGCAGTATGCGCCTCGGTTGTGCCCCACTAATCCAGTCCAGTTTGCGTAGAACGTGGGGTCGGTATAACCCCAGGATTCGGTTGCTTTGACAAAAACGAAAGAGGTATTGGCTTTCATTCGGTTGTAGTCCAGCCCAGTGCCTTGCCAATGGCTGATGTCGATTCCGTATGGATAGTTGGTCATATTATTTCCTCACTTTTATTATATATCAAAATATTCTGGAGAATGTATATGTGGCGCAACTCGTATATCCGCATAAAGCTCTTTAGGTTTCCCTTTTCTTAACCCATTGTCAACCAATGTGTATTGTACAAAAGCGCCACCTATTGGCTTAGGCACAAAGCCCTTCTCAACAGCCCAGCCCTTGCTGCCATCGCCATATTCTTGTTTGTATCCTGGCGTGCGGATGTGGTGGGTAGTTTGAAAGATTACAGTGCCATTATTAGTTAAAGATTCGCTCACAATAGGAACGTAGTAAGCGTTATGGTTGTGACCATTTACAATGATGTCAGCGTCTTTTATGTAAACGCTTTGTCTGTTAGTATGAATAACGCCCCTTGTCACAGGGGCATCACCGCCAAAACCGTGATGGTACTTCATTTTTACAGAGTGCCTGCCACCATGAGTGCCACGATGCGCATTGATACGCACCCAGCCACCATATCCACCTTGCAAGACGTGACCGCCGTGCTCAAGGTTCAGCGTATAAACAAGCCTGTCTATCATAGAGATAGAAGCGTTTTTCAGCACAGCGGTTTCATGGTTGCCTGGAGAAATCAGTAAAATGTTTTCAGCATAAGGCTTCAATATCTTAGCTACATCCTGGATTACAATGTCGTAATAATTAGCCTTTCTATACTCTGGTCGGAGTTCATCCATGCTTCTGCGTGGGTCAAACTTGCCTTGCATCGCATCAAAAATGTCTCCAAACAGCATTATGTATGCGTTCCGATTTTTTGCCTCCTCAAAATCAGCCAATAACTTGTCTCTATTACAATATACGCTATCTATGTGCAGGTCCGATGTAAGGTACATAAGCCCTACGTTATCTCCGTTGCTATAGTCGTGGTCAATCATAGTCACTGCGCCTATCTGTTTACTCGTTATCATATTTTCCTTTACAGCTTGCTTTGTAGTGTTTGATATGCCATCTCTTCAGTTTCGCATTCGTATTCCCAAACAATAACAGCCATAGCCCAAGTGCCCTTCATTTTTGCGTTGATGAATTGTTCCTGAAGTTTTGAGGTAAGAGCATATTGACCACCGTGCCAGTAAGCACCATGAACGAACAGCGGTGTCGGTTTAGGCACGGTGTAAACCAAAAAGTCAATAATAGAAGTACCTCGGATACCGCTAACTCCGAGATACTTCTGATAAGCATACTCATAGCCCAGCTTGTCTAATGCCTTAGCCACGTTGTATTCGTTGATGGAATCAACTTTTATACCGTGAACGGTAAGCTCGTCAGCCATTAGACCTCCGTTTAGCAGCGCTTATCTTAGCGCAGTGTTCTTCTGTACGCGGAGGGAGTCTTACACCTTTTTTACTCGCACTAATTTTAGCCTTAGTTTCTTCAGACAAAATCCTTCGTCTATTAGCTTCCCCTATCTTGTGGCGATGTTCTTCAGAGAACTTCCGACCCAACATAGAAGCCGTAACACTAATACAGATGTTGTACTCTGGATGGAATGTATCTAAGCATTGCTGTTCATTTAGCAATGTATCAGTCTCAGAGCAGAGCAGTAGGATAGAGAACTCAAAGCTACTCTCACCGTACTTATCCCATGCGCGTTGTAAGATTTGATTGCCGTGAGTGCCTTTACAAAGTTGGCTGCGATGCTGCCACCATCTACGATGAATGTCAATGCTACTGCCAATGTATCTATTCCCATTTACAGTATTAGTTATGATGTATACGCCACTTAGCTTATCTCTTGTCATAATTTCTCAAACTTCATAGAGTGTCAGCGAGCCTATGTGCTTATAGTTTTTGTTCTTAGACGCATTTGTGTCAGGAAGAACATCATAAGTTGTGATAGACGCTGGGTCAATCATCACTTGTACGTCATCACTGGAATAGTCGTTTGTCCTCATGGTTAGTGGAACAGCGTAGGTTTTACTATTAGCCCACTTGTTTAGCCAATAAAGCAGCACACCAGTCTTATCATGAATTGGCTTATCATTCAAATCAACTTCTGGGTCTACCAAAAAGTTGAAGTTCCAGGTGCGCTTAGACGGCAATCGTAGTATGCCATTCACTACAATAGCCTTTAGCCTGGGCGATTCGTATTTGCTGGCTTGTGGCATCATCTTCACCCTGAATTTTATTTTCTTTCCACTGACACTTTTGCTGCCATATTTAATGGGCAGCTCTTTGATGCCTATCTCGAACTTGCCATTAATATATTCTGATGCTTTTACGTCTCCTGCGTGAGTCCAATCTATATCGCCGTCTACTTTGAAATATACGGACAGTTTGTACTCATTGCCAGATTTCACATCTCCTGTGTAGTCTGAGAATATTGTCACAGAATGAAAATACTTGTCAATTGACTTGACTTCAAAGTCAATCCAAGAGGTCTCCACCCACCCTGCTGTAGTAAAGTCGTGAGTGTAACCAGGGAGTGAGCCGTCGTAACCGAAGTATTCATACTTATACTGGTTTACTGGCGTAATCGCAATTGGTACAGCAATAATAGATTCAGTTGTCGCAATCCATAACCTGTCAACTTCATTGAACCCAGGGATTGCCTGCACGTACACATCGTATATCTGGTCTCCAAGAGTAGTTGACCGCCATATCTCGTGCCAAGAATACTCGCCGAGCAGGTTGTTGCAAAGTATAGACGAATAGCCGTCAGACCCAGCATCAACCGCAGCATAATATCGCCCTGGATATGGGAGAAGTTTAGTAATCTCTCCTTGTCTATCCGCTGGCAAACCCTCGTCTCTGTTAGGTCCTACATCGTCAAGGCGCTGGTCGTAGTAACGCTCTACCATTCCACCTTCCAGATTGAAGTAAAGGTACACGCCGAACTGCATTGCTGCCGTGCCGTTGATAATAGACTTGACGGACTTCATTTCACCTATAGGCAGCTCGGCATATACCCCATCGGATATACTGCCAAATCCGCTGTCTTTCAGTATGTAAGGGATTTTAGGCTCACCATAACCAACAATGTTCGTAACTTTATCGGTAGTCTCACCAACGTAAAGATAAGAAGGAAGATACTTAGCGTTCACCCAGTTGTCTCTGTCAGTGTGAGCTGCCAGTAAACCAGATATTTCTGCCGTGTCTGTGTCTTCTACATCAGTGTCGTCATCATCTGAAATCTGATAAGTCAGGTCGAGTATCTGTCTGTAAATAGCATTGTGCTCATCGCTTTCATAAGTCAACCTCGCAGTTTCAAAAGCAATGTCATCTACTACCCGCTTCAGCTCTGAGTCCGTTCCTGGGCTTGCAATCGTGCCTGTGCCTATGATAGCGTAAGCTCTGTCTGTTAGTTCTCTTACATCTGCATTAGCATCAGCATATTCACTTATAGCATCAGCCAGGTCCGTACCCGCTATTGGTGTTGACGAACCAAAATAAGCGCCATGAGCGATGCCCTCGTTTGCAAAGGTGTAAGTCGGAGAGGTGATAGCCCAAGTGCCAGCTTTCAGACCAGCAATGCGTGACTTCTCAATGAAAATATCCTCATCTCTGTATTCTGCTACCTCTTTCTCGTCATCAGTCATAGCAGCGTATTCAGCCAATATGCGATTGTGTTCAAGCGTCAGGTCATCGAATGTCCTCTTTAGCCCTGTTATCGTATCATCAGCAGTGGCATAATTGGCGTTTGCAACCTTGAGATATGAATCTACGTTGACGGTGGAAGTACCATCGTGATAAGAATAAGTACCTGGTGTTCCAATCTTCGAGCCAGCGGAAGAGCCTATAATTTGTTTACACTCTGTTATCAGGTCATTCTTTTGCCTGTCAAGGTCTGAAAGGCTTTTGTTCTTTTCTAACAGGTCTTTGTACAAATCAACGTATAGCCTATCTCTCATCAAGTAAAGGTGTTCTCTCTGCTCATAATTTATATCAAACGTGAGAGACGGTGGCGAAGTATAAGGGCTTGCCCAGGTTTTAGCAATGGCACAATCCACCTTAGCCCCAACCCCTCGCCAAAGCCTTGTCACACCGAACTTGTCTGTGATGGAAGTTAGAACATCCGCATAATGAGCGTCAGCGGCAAAGTCATTTTTGATGTAGTAAGAAGAGCCAATCGCCGTTTTAGACACCTTGAAGTAAACTAATGTCCTGCTCGTGCCAAAACCAAAGACAACATAATCACCAACGACCGCAACTGTTTTCACGGCGCTTGTAAACAAGCTCGATTGTCGGTCTGCTAATTCATCCAACGCTGGGATGTGCTGCCACTTATTCAAACCAAGTACAACATATTCCGTGTCAACAGTGTGAGGGATATTCCAAGGCTTATCCATAACGCATACACCAAGCATGGTGTTGCTCACAACCTTGCGCCACGGTCTGCGCTCTTGTGAACCTGGTCCAGCTATTAGATAGATAATGCAATCAGCCAATTCGTTGGTCTGTAAACCAGTAGCATAAATGTTTGTTTTGGTCAAGTCCGCTGAGTTGGAACTGCAATATCCGCGATAGCCATTCATATAAAGTTCAGATTTGTTCTTTTCAAGGGTACTCATAACCACATACATCTGTTTACGGTATTCAAAGAATATAGAGTCATACTCCTCATCATAATGTACCCAACCGTAGAAGCAATACTTATCCTGCTTATCGCCCCATTCATTAGACCCCGCTGCCTTTTCGTAAATCGATGCGCCTGGTACATCGTGCACATCTCGCACCGTATTAAACGAACCGCCATCTGTTCCAAATACAAGAAGCCACAGATTAGTGTTAGCTGGAACTACGAGGGGGGTAATGGGAAGGTAAGTCATGCTCCCGTCTGGTCTCGGAACATAAACGCTATCCGTGTAATCGGTAGCCGCGTCATAGTCAGTGTATGTTGGCATCGTGGCAGAAACTATGGCTTTGTAATAGAATGTGACAGGTCCGGCATCATACCCAAGTTCGAGAGTAAACCCATTGACTACCCTTGCGGCTGCTGATGGCGGGTATAGACACATAGAAGGTTTGCCTGTTGGATAGTTAAAACCCGGAGTGCCAGTTAGGTATTCAACCCCATTGGCAGACCCTGTTCCCTGCTGAGCAATAACAGCAGGAGCACAGATAGGATATTGCTTTGTGGTATCCAGTCTGAAGCTGTCAGCAAACCTCGTGCGGTCTGTTGATAGGTCAGCCTGCGCCCTACCGCCTACCCAGGTGGACTGGACCTCTGTGATAAAAGGGGGTTCTTGGTCTGAATAGCCAGTGCTTCCAGTAGAAATACGCATAGGCGAGCGGGGCATGTAGCCTGAGTTCACGCCGAGAGGATTGCGCTTGCCGTTGCGGTCACAAAATATAAGCCCTACGCTGTTACCATTCTCATCAGAGAGCTTTATGTCGTGGGAAGGTGATACAGCAGTTATGCCTACATCTGGTACACTGCTTCTAAGTTCTGGTATTAAAGGCATCTAAAATCTCCCAAGAATCGGGTCTCTCTCTAAGTGGTGCACAGGGAAAGCCCTTGCGAGTTTCTCTGCTTCTCTTTGAGCAAGACTAAGTAGGGTTGTTTCTTTTTCACTGTAATTGCCAGTAAGCTGCAACCTGTGAAATTGGAACATATAGGTTGCGGTCCAGGCTAAACGGTTGTAATTATAAGCGTCACTAATCTCATCATCAGCTTCTTCTACGTAAGGATGAAGCGTGTTGTAATAAAGTCGTAGCGTGCCTGCAGTTTTGAATGGTGCATAAGTGTATAGCTTGCCTTCAATCTCACGCCAAGACAGCTGCGGGCTGAACCCATCACCTGCTGTGTACTCTACCCTAACTAAATTGCTCACGCCATCAGGAAGTGTGTATTCTGTAGAGGTAACATCTGAAGTGAGCGTCTCATCTACCTTAGTGTGCGTGCCCATATGTGTAAGAGCAGAGTTCACCGCTTCAATAAGAGCATAAGGGTCAGTGTTCGTGGCACTATAAGGTTGCCCAGTGGTCGCAGCTACATCTTTACTGTAGTAGAACTTGCCACCTGTTTGTTCAAAGTTGCTTATTTTAGCGAATAACTTGTCTGTCTTGAAAAAGATAGTGCCACCATTAAAGTATTCTTCCTTCTCTAATCTGCTGGTATCCTCTACATATTGCAGCGTAGCCCCATACAGCGCCCCATAAGTGCAAACGCCACTTCTCAAAATACCAGATAGCCTGGCGGTTTCTAACATCACATCGAATAGTGTACGCATTGTTCTCCTTATCAATATCTTTTATAGACATTGAAATTGTTTATCTTAGCCACGTTACGATATTTATTATAATCATATTCCACTATGGCTGTGTCATCGAGCACAATCCAGTCAGGCGGTGACTTTATGAGCGCCTTTAGCATTACTTCTCTGCGCTCAGTAGCCACTTTGTTTACCTCGATAATCTCCATCATTCCATAGTGGGGTTTCTTGTCTGCATATAGGTATATCTGCGCCCACATAGAGTTTACCCAGAGCGTGCCAGACTTATCACTCAGCCACTCCCCCACTCGCTTAGAGTCTCTCGTTATATTGTCTAAGCCTGGATAGAACCGTGCCCAAATGTTGCCAATGTATAAACCAGCAGAAAGCAGGTCTACTGTGGCTAAGGCATAAACTATCTCTGGTCTGATACCAGCAGCAGCAATCCAAGCGACCAACGGTAACAAGTGGTTAGGTCTGATAACTTTACCAACAAACTGAAAGGCAAGCAGGACTATGGCAGGAAGCCAATACAATAGCTCTGGCTTAGCGTACATACCAGCAAAGAGCCAGGGAAGAATGTACATAAGCGGTATAGCTGTGTAGGGTGGCATGAATTTGTATAGCCCTTTACGGCTGCCTATCATCCTTTTAGGTATTGTATAGGCAGATTCTACAATCCAGTCAAACACTTGTCTGTACTTGTAATAGAGAATGGCAGCGGACACAGCCAATACAGAACCATACACAAGCGAAGGCAGCCATACATCCTGAATCCTAAGCAGCGCCATAAGAGAAGTGGCGACAACCAGCTTAGGCTCATAGAGCGTAGCTGCCACCAGGAGACCGATAAACGCCCAGGTATTGCCTGTAATAAGCGCAAGGAATATTAGCCCAGCAGGAATATCCCCCACGTTGCCATGAAAAGCATAGAGCCATCCAGAATGTACAAGGATAAGAAACGCAAGAGCACCAGCAGTGTCATGTGTTACAATGTAATACACAAGAGCAGGAGCACCTGTGACGAAGAAGTGCAAAAATCGCACAAGTTTGATGTCTCGCTTTATCTTAGCCAAAAGCATCAGCCATGTATGAACACCTGGTGACTTGCAGTCCACAAAATCCCTGCCATAAACAGCCCCTGTCATACCCCACATAGCGAAGATGCCAAAGTCGGACTCGACTGGCATCTTAGAATATTGCCACGCTACGTAGCTGTTTAGTATTAGAAGCGCTGAAATGATGAGCGTGTCAGTCATTGCGAACTGCCGTAACAGAATGTACAGGCAAATCTATCACTTCACCTTCGATGGTTTTCAATTTCAAGATTGCTTCAGAAGCTTCTGTCACATTATAACCAGCACGAGCCAACAGGCTTCGTATTTGCATCATCGTATAACACGCCTTAAATGGATGGTCGTCAGTGCCGTAGAGCATGAAGTAAGTAATCTGGTCAGCCTTGTTTGTAAACAGCTGTTTTGCTGCGTACTCAGCCATAGGCACTTGAATAGAGAGTTTGCCGCCATCAGCCAAAGCATCACGAGCACGGTCTAAGAACCTCATAACCTCATCCCTGCCTAATTCTGGCAAACTGTTAGAAACAAAGATACGGTCAAACTCGCCTTCAATCTTTTTATTAGGATAAAAGGCGTTTATATCGTAGCGCTTTACTTCTACGCCTTCTTCCCCTTCAACATCCATATTACCTAAGATAGCTATTTTCATGCTAACCCTTGCTCCTTTAATAAGTGGTTTGTGTAATCTTGTTTGGTCGTTGGCATTGTCTTATAGTGAGTGCAAATAACAGACGTGTCAAGCCAGGGCTTGATACCTACGTGCGCTGCCAGTTCACAGAAGTAATGGTCTTCTGTCCTGCCGTGTTCGAGCTGATAGAAAGGAAACTGTCTGTCATCGTCTGTGTCCATAGCCTTGATGTGCTCATAGTACACGCCGTCTTTTACATAAGGCTCAAAGTAATCATCGCTAATCTCGCCAGAAACCATGTCTTTAGGAACAACCAACAGAGCGCCGTTATGTCTCTCATATACGTTGTGAGCTTTTTTGATTCTCTCATACACGCTTCTATGGACCAGCGTACAGCCAAAGCCTACGCTGTCTACCTGCATAAGCGCGCCATCAGGAAAGTTATATACAGGTGCATATAAACCAGAATCAGCCATCTTGCGGTAAGCAATGGGGTGGTAAGGCTCTGCTGTCATAAAATAAGCGCCAGCCACAAAGTCGTGTCCTGAATGAAGCAAGCCAGTGATTGCGTTCAATGGCGGGGCAGTGTCATCATCCAGCCAGAAAATCCAGTCAGCTTCTCCTGAGAGAAACCCCTTTGTTACTTCCTGTCTGTTATAGTCTGTCAGACGCATGCGCCGTTTGCTATCGCCGATAATGTTATTCTTATTATGGTCTGGTACAGCTGAACCCACAGTACGCAGTTGCCCTATTTCTATGTTGCCTTTCTTCTCCTCGCTCAAAAGCATTTGCATTACAGTAGCCCACCATTGCCAGGTCTGGTTGATATTACAGGCTATGCCGATGTCTACTATCGGTCTGGTACGTTTAGTATCAAGTTCTGATGCCACTCGTCAAGTCTCCCTTCCTTAGATAAATAGTTGTATTGTTTTTGACAGTAATTACATAACGCATTTTTAGAAATTGCGTGAAAGATTTTCCAGAGCATCTCCCCATCCGCATCAGATTGGGTAGTGCCCAGGTAAGTTAGTTTTATCATTTTTCCACAATGGGTGCATCGTAGTACAGGAATCGTACTTAGTTTAGACATTATGCTCTCTTTTTATAGCAGCAGGTGGGGTACAAGTTGCCCCACCTGCTAACTCAATTGTTAGGACACTGCGGTCAGCAAAGCGTGCGACTTTTCGAGTTTCATACAGAATGAGAACTCTCCAATCAATTGCTTCTTTTCAGCGTCACCAGTCTTAGCCAAATCCTCAACTTGCCAGGGGCGCAAGGTAAGCATACCTACGTTGTCAAGTTTCATAATCGGGATAAGACTGGACAGCTGCCAGCGGTCAATCACAAACGAGACGTTGCCGAATGGTGTGATGATTCTGTCTACCAGAGTGCCAAATTGGGTCTGCTCTGGCGGGTAGCGCACAAAGCTTGAACTGTCATAGGCGTTCTTGATTTTCTGGTAGGTGGCAGGGTTGACAATCGCAAGAAAGTCTCCTGAGCCGCCAGCATTGTAAATCAACTCAACGGCATCTTCAATAACAGCAGGAGCAAGTGAAGCCACGCTGATGTTAGCGCCAGACGCTTTGTTGGTTTGGATGAACTCTTGATAACCGCCCATCATCCTGGGAGTTATGGTAGAGCCAGCTGAGCGCTTACCATATTGCAGGGTGCGTTCAATCAGTCTCATCATCTCAGGGATTGACTTAGCAGACTCATACTGCATCTGGTCGCCCATGCCCCATCGGTCTTGATAGGGGGCTGTGCCAGTTTGTTTGACTTCCTTGTGGAAAATCTGAGTATAGTTGCTGTTGGTTGTAAGGTCTGTATATCCGATGGGGTCGGAATCATCTCCTTCAAGACGAGCCATACCGACAATAGCAAAAGTATTGTTGGTAGCCAGGGTGGTTGCGGTAGTGCTGCCAAGACCACGAGTGACGGTGATTGCACCAGAATCATTCGCAGATACCCACATCAATTCAGAACCTTGAAGCAGGATATGTCCAGGCTGTACCATGTTAGCGTCAGCTACGGTTAGCGCAGTAGCTGTTGAAACAGTGGCTGCCGTGCCGATTGAGAGCGCTCCTGTCAGCGGTGCAAGAGTATCCTCAATCCACTCCACCAAAGTTCCTTGATTAGTGAATCTGAATTTACTGGCAGCGCCGTCAAGACCACCAATTGATTCCACAAATGGAGCATCACTGGGGTCAAGAAGAGAAATATAGTCGGTAATTACACGCTTGTTTTCAGCGGTATTTACGTATGTAGAATAGGGTGGGGCTACGTTAGCCATGTGTTAATCCTCCAAAGATTATCATTACCAAATGTTGGTTAATCCCTTCTTGATATACTCTTTCTTTAGGTCGGTGATTTGTGCGATATTGCCACGCCGAATCGTAGGGTGTTTGCCCAAACGGATTTGTTCCATCTCGTCTTGGTACTTACTACGAAGCGCTGTGACATCATCAACAGCATCTCCACCTGGCGCAAGAGTTCCGAGTCTTACAGAGGGGTTGCGTTTCTTTGTCTCAACTAATTGCTTAAATTTTTCAACATAAACAAACGGAGACAAACCTGTGCCGATAAGATTTTCTGCTTCTTCTGGCGATACATAGATTCCAGATTCTGCCATAATCCTTTTTACTTCGGCATCAACAAAACTTGGAGTTTCAATACCCTTCGGGCTTTCGGGCGCTTCCGCAGGTCGGCTGATGGCTTCATTGACCGCAGTCTGCCTAATGGCTTGTTTCTGTTCTTCAGTCATGTTTACACCACCTGATTCGATAAGCTTGATAGCTTCCTCGGCTTTACTGTGAGCTTCCTTAACCTTCTGGTCGAGAGCACTGCCCATCTTGTCTGTCAGAGATTGCGCTTTGCTTACTGCTTTGCTCAATATCTCCTCGCCAAACTTTTCAAGGTACTCTCTTGTGATTGGCTCATTCCCAATAGACTCCTTACCTTCGCCACCTGTGGGTGCAGATGCTTCTGGGGAAGTGGTTGACGATGAAGCAGGTTTACCCAAACCCTCTCCACCGCCCTGGTTATAAACGTCTTTTGTCATTTCATTTTCTCCTTAGCAGTTATTATACACTAATATTAATTAGCGTCCAATACCATATTTCAACCACAAGTCAAATGTATAGTTAGGCTCTCCGAGCGCTTCCCACACCTTTACAAGCTCAGACTTAGCTGCAGGTGGCAGGGGTTCTCCGTATGCGTACATAATAAGGGCTGCACCAACAGCAGGGTCAAATTGAGCCATCCATTCGTTAGTAGTAACACCAAACTCTGTTAACTCACTGCCATCGTAGCTGTTAGATTTCTCCTCAAGGTATTGAGCCACGAGAGGATTCTTCTCCACATAATCAGCCTTCCAGTCCATGTACTCCTGGAACTCTGGGAAGTCCTTTTTGAATTGTGCTTTTTTATCTTCGTCTTCCATAGCAGGGTCAAAGTAAGCCTGCTGCAACGTGTACCAGTTAGGGAAGTTAGCCTTTCTGTAATCAGTAAATTGCTGTACGGCTGCGCTTACATCTTCTCTGTAATACTCCAGCGGCTCTACCTGCTGCCCAGCTAAAGCGCTTTCTGGCACACCAGCGCCAAGCTGTTTGCCCCAAAGAACAAGCGTGTCAATAGTAATCTCATCGTAGTTTCTGGTCTTATTGTCAAGGAACAGCGTTTCAAACGTCTTACCGAGCTGGTCTGTAACAAGAGATTTATCAGCAGAACTAAGAGCTCCGTAAGCATCCCAGATAGCAGTAATCGCATATTCTCTCAGCCGTTCCTCAGGCTCTTTATAGAGTGGCAACCTTGCTTCATATTCTGGATGAGCTTCAAAGAATTTGTCAAGAGCCTTAGCGTCTCCGTGAGAGAAGTCGTCCCAGGCTTGATTGTATTCAGCTTGCAGCCCTCTGTATTTCATTTCTTCCATTGAGTACAAACCTTTAGGGAACAGCGCCGTCATAATGGCAGGCATAATACCGTCAAGATTTCGCGTCTCTATTGCATGGTAAACAATGCCGCCAGGCTGAGAAGTAGCTATCAGGTCAACTTGAGACAATCGTGCAGCTGTATCATAAGCTTCGCCCTTTCTTTCAAGCATAGCCATCACCACCTCGTCAGGTGAATATGCACCAGACATAGCAAGCTCTGTCAGCTTCTTGTCTACGTACATCTCACCCCACTGCCCTTCTCTGCTAAGTCCAACAGCCTTACGCGCTGTGTTCTCAGGTAGAGCAACAATCTCTCCAAGTAGACCAACAAACCCATCGGGGTCTACGCCTTTGAGCATGTTGCCAAGCTTAGTCATAGCCAACTGATTGATTTTCTCTTTCTGACCAATAAGCCCATAATAAGCAGCACTGAAACTTGCTCGTGGCAGCATAGCCAACGAAGTCATAGTAACCGCATCGCCTGATTCTTCGTGCCAGTTGATAGTAGCTTCAGCCATAGCACTATTCCAAGTATCATCGTTTCTGTTCTTAATGGATTCCTCAGCTTCCGCTGCACTGATTTCTCCAGAGAGGATTTTAGCTCTAATAATACGAACAGTATCATCATAAAGCTCATCGTTCAAGTCAGCAAAGTTGTCTACTACGCCAAATATCTGTTCTGGTGGGTACAAGATGTCGAGCCAGTTCATAAACATAAAGCCCTCATCGCCGTAAGGTATCATGTGTTTACCACCAACACGTGTCGGGAAGCCAGACAAAGAGTTCCTTTTGAGCAGCTCTTTGTATCTCTCAATAAACGCCATCATCGCAGGAGTCGTGACAATCTTCTTTAGCCAAGCTAACGCTGACCTTGTGTACCACAACTGGTAAGGGAACAGAACTTCCAATACCTGGTCAGCACCGTATCGCTCAGAGTAATTCACAAGTGTTTCGTGTCTCAGCTGCTGAGCGAGTTGTGCAGAAGCCATAACCTTCTCTTTCAATTTCTCCTGGTCAAGCGGAAGCTGCTTGTCAAGCAAGTCCTTTATCTCCTCAGGAAATTCATACTCGTTGCCCAAGTCTTTTTTCAATTCTTCTCTAAAAGTGTTGAGCAATGCGTCAATCTCCTGTGAGAGTTCAGAGAACATCTCTCCGTCAGGTCTCACGCCAGGTGCAGTCCTGCCCATTGAAGTACCTCTGACTGGTTGGTCTATCACCCTTTGTCCTCTCTCTATGCCAACCTCTCTCTTAGGGTCAGCTCCAAGTTCTTCAAAAGCATCCTGCTCGCTGATAACGGTTGTTTTCTCTGTGGCTTTCTTGATAACTTCATTCAACACATCCTCAGGACCACCGCTTGCAAGCAGCTTCATCGCTTCATCACCCACTCTCTTTATTTCTCCAGAGTCGTCTGTCGTCTGATTTATGTCCTGTAATAATTTGTTAGCCTGAGCGCCAAGAGCGAAGTTATCTCCCTCAAGCCCAGCGTACTTTCTAAAAGCGTCATCAGAAGCCAAGCTTCTGGTGAAAGCCTGCTGAAGAACCAAAGCTCTTTGCTCAGGATAAAGCACATTGCCCTGGTCTAATTCGTCAATAACGCTTTTGATAACCTTGCGGGCATTTCTATAAGAGGTCTTTACGTCTTCGCTCATAAGACCTGGCACTCGAATCCAGTCAGGCATATCAGACGGCGTGGGGGTAATGTCCTTTAGCATTTCCCTAAGAGACTTGATAATAGGCGCTCGCATTTCCTCTTCCCAGTTTCTGGCTGGAGACTCGCTCATCTCAGACACCAACCGTCTGTGTTTCAAGTCTGTAACTTCTTTTATAACATCAAGCTGTTGTCCGTTAGCTTTCCTTATAACATCCATAAACAAATCAGCAGACGGCTTAGGCATTTCAAATAGAGCATCTTGCCCAGGTGCGGTTGCAGAAGCTACAGCCCCATCTACATATTCTGTTATTATCGCTTTGATTGCCTTTGGTGACGAACTGTAATTCATAAAGAACCGAATAAGATCCTTATCTAATCCAGCCACTGTGTCTGTATCAAAAATAGTTGTTTGGTCTAATATCCTGTCTTTGGGTGGCAGATTCATAAACGACATGTAATCACTTATGCCTTTAGCCAGAATGTCAGAAATGGCATAATCTGGCGTAAGAGCACCACTCTCAATAGAAGCCTTTAGCTTCACAATCGCTGGGGTGGATTCTAACAATGCGTTCATTACATTGGCGCTCAAACTCCCAGCGTCTTCAAATGCGGCTTTGAGGAAACTATCGCCAGCTTCATTACCGCCAATAGCCAGGTAGGAAAGCGACCTTTTTATGGCACTCACGCCAGTATCTGTCAAGTAACCGTTTTTACCAACAAATGAGGTTTTCTCTGATTCAGAAAGACCAGCCATAAAGTCGAAAACTATGTCTTTGTTTGCGGCACTTCTAATAGCGTCTGTGAACGTTTGGTTATCTCCGACGACAAGCTTAGCTAAGCTGTCCTGATGAAACGACGTTGACCAGCGCTTAGCGTTATCAAACATCATAAAGACTTGCTGCTCTTGAATATTGCCAGCATTTACAACGGCATCAATATCAGCGCTTCTGGCTGTGTACACAAGAACGGGTTGGTCTATGCCCTCTAAATCAGTTTCACTCAAGCCATACTCTGGCAGTCTCTTTACGAGTTCTTCCTGGTAAGCCTTCCAGCGGTCAGGGTAATCCATTACTGCTAACCGCATAGCGCCTGCCCTATGGTTGCCTACCATGACCTGTCCGTTCTCATTGAGAATAATAGGACCTATGGCAAACCCAGAGTTTTTCTCCAGCAGCTTGATGGGATTTAGCTCTCTCGCTATCTTCTGTACAAACAGCTGGTTATAAGTACGTGGCTGGCGCTCTACAGGGAATATGGTGTTCTTTGTACCATCCGTATTGTGAGAGTTGATAACATTCCGCAGGTCTATGAGCCTGGCAGTGACAGGGTAGCTTACATTGTCTGCGTCTATCAGACTGTGTTGTACGCCAGTCGGTAGTGTAGACATTAGGTTTGCGTTTGTGGTCTCTGCTTCAGCCGTGTCTACTACCCTTGCTACTCTCTCATATAAATCTTTTAGTTCCTGCGGGAAGTCCATAGAACTAATACGTTCTGAAAGCTTGCTGATAAGTTTGTGTAGCCAGTCTGCTATGCTTTTGAATAACTTTGCGAGCCTGGCAGGTGTTTCCGCTCTGATACTGTCATCCATCAACCACTTCTGGAATCCTTCAGCCGTTCCTTCTGCAACATCCCTGAACATCTTGTCTTCCGCATCGGTCAGTTCCAGCCCATGCCTTGCTTTCAACCTTGCAGCCTTATACTGCTCAAGCGTGATACCTGCGCCAAAATTCTCTACCATTACGGTAAGGTCGTTGTCTGCTAATGTAGCTTCAATCAAGTGCCCTAATTCGTGGGTGAGCGTGGTAAGGTTAGCGCCTTTAGCAAAAGTCAAAGTAGCCTTACCTACAGCGTCAAAGGTGGTCATTCCAAGCGTTTCTACTACCTTGTCTCTTACACTTACGCTAAAGGATTCTGCATCTACAAACGCAAGCTCCCCAATGTTGGAGTACCACTCCTCAGGCTTTTTGCCGTTATTGTGCGCCCAAGCTTCAGCCACACTGTCCACTAAAGCCATAGAAATATCTACGTCTGTTTCTGTACTGGCAAGGAAGTCACGCAGGGCAGACCTCGTAACCGTGCCTTTGCTTACTGTTTGTGCGTCTAATTCAGACTTAGCTGCTCGTCTCTGAACATCGTTGTTAGCCTGCTGCGCCTGGTATAACTTTCTGAATTTATCCGCTTCCTTCTCTTCTCTTGTTACTGTCTTTTGTGGCTTCTTTGCGCTCACCATCTCAGGGTGATTTCTATGCCAGGTGTTGTACGCCCTGGTAGTCAGCTCAGTGTGCAGCTTATCAATATTGATTGCAAGCTTCTTGAAGTATTTGTTTTTGATAGACCTTGCTTTGTTGTAATCCAGCCCCCTCACGGACTCATACATATCAGTTGTTTCTTGAGCCAACTGCAAGTAGCCTTTGGTCTTTTTGTCTCCGTTGTAATAGAAGCTCATAAGGTCTACTACCGCACCAGCCGTGTCTTTTACATCTACCCCAGCGATAGTCTTAGCGTTGCTCTCTGCAAATATAGAAGAAAGGTTTTCAGCCATAGAGTTCATAATTTCTATTTCTCTTTGCCGATAGCCTTCAGACTTTACACTTATAATCTCTAATATCTGGTCGAAGTCATAAAGAGAATCCCCATAGAAAAAAGTATTCCAAGTGTCTTGAAGCCAAACAGACCACTCCTCACGCATATCGAACAGCTCTTTAGACACAATAAACAACGGCTGCTGTTTAGGGTCTGTTGCATCCATTACGCTAAATGCGCCTTTCAGCATGTTCAGCGAGTTCCCATTGGACGTTTCCCACGCAGCGATATTGTCTCTTTTTGCTTGCCTTATAATGGCGTGATATGTCGCTTTATCTTTAGCTTTACTGGCACGATTCCAGGCTTCTTCCCAGAAGTCCTGCGATTTAGACCAAGTTTCTAAGCTTTGGTCTACCATTTGGAACATGATGTCAGCAAGACCAACCAGCCCTTCCTGTCTAATCTTTTCAGCACCTTCAAATAACTTAGATTGCGTTTCAATAGCAGCTCTAACAGCAGGCTGTTCTTTGATATATTTGTTGAGCGCATCAATCTGAGCATCTACATCCTCTGGTGTACGTGCGTTCTCTACAATGTCTTTCAGCGGCTTTTCTAATCCGTACTTTGTAATCAGTTCCGTGCCTAAATCTGGGGCATCTTCATATAAAGCGTCCAAAACAGTGTTCTCAATTGAAGCATACTTAGCAATAAGATTGTTCTTTACTTTATAAGCATCATTCATCTCGCCAGCGTTATAAGCTTTATTGACAGCAGCTCTCCAGTCTCTGTAACCCTTCTCCCCAATCGCATTGATAATGTTCTGTTTTATCTCTGGTCGTGGCTCTGGAAGCGTGAAGTAAGCCATCGCCTGCTCAACAAAAGAAGCGTCTGCCCCCTGGTGTGCTTTAGTCTCCATATACCCTGATAAAGCCATGAACGGCTGATACCTGCTAATTTGGCTTAGCCCCTGGGATATTTTCTTTAGCACGCCTTTAGAGTTTTCACCGCCCCATAGCGCATCGAACAAAGCGCCGTGAGTAATCTGTCTGTAAGCCGTAGCACCTTCGCTCGGTGGACTCATCCCTAACCGCTCCCACAAATGGTCTACGCCCTTCTTACTACGATAGACAGGAACACTTGCAAGACCAGCAGTACCACCAGCGTTAGAAAGTACGTTGGTTCTAAGATAACCCAACAGGAACACACCATAGCTAAGTATTTGTTTATCAATGTTCAACAGCTTTTGAGCAGTGTTAAGCGGTTGTACCTGATAGACTTCTGTGGCTATTTTTTCTACCTGAAGGTCTAAAGCATTGAGCCACTTCAATTTCATAGCGTTGTCAGTGACTGGCAGCGGGTCTTTGCCGATATAAGGCTTCACCAACAGTGTGATACTGTCTTCTGTAACAGTCTCAGCCAATGCCAGCATATTGGCATCTTGGCTTTGCTGGAGAGCGGCTCGCACCAAAGGCACAATCTCCGCTGCTTCCATTTTAACAAATTCTTCCGGTGTTACATTAATGGATTCAGAGAGCTTACCAATGGCAGATATTCTCTGCTGGTTCTCTGGGGTATTCCACAGGTTAACCATCGTGTCTACGCCTGAATCATTGATTGCTTCCTTGTAGATAGAAGCGCTTGTCACAACAGCCGTAGAGTTGGCAAGCTTGCGAGCAGCTGTATCAAGGCTCTCCATATCTCCGCTAAATATTGATTTCAACAGCCTTACCATTTGAGTAAAACTACCCCCTTGTATATAAGCGGTATTTCTAACAATGTCGTGAAGGTTGCTTTGCACTTTTAATACTTGAGATTGCCTGGTCAGCTTGTTTAGACCATTAAAGAAATATTTTACTTTCTGGGCTGGGCTTGCAGACTTGTCGAGCAATGGTCTCGGCGTGAGCTTCGGGTCTATCTGAGCTGGCGTTATATATTCCCTGCCTAAAATAGCCACAGTATCAACCGCCCTTGCTACCTCTGTTGGTGTCATTCCGTTCACACGCACTTGTACTGGATTTATCGTTATCACTCTGTTAGGGTCGTGGATAGAAACACCTTCGCTGTTTAATGTGTCAATAACAACGTTATCTTCTACTCTGGCAATGTATGTAATCCCATCCTGTCCATGCGCCTCAAAAGTTTGGTTGGCTGGGTCAATGTCAACACTCTCCGCTCTTGTGCCGTCTGGCAGTTCCACGTCTGCGGTGACTGTCGTAGTTTGTTCCACAAAATCCACATCCGCAGCAGGGCGTGGGGCGTTTGGGTCTACGTCTACAACAGTAGTTCCTTCTGGCGGGGTATAAATATTTTCTCCACCAATCGTAGAAGCACGCTGCCCATTCACGTAAAGAACAGGTTTACCTTCTTCCATTTCAAACTTGAAGCCAGCGGCATTAGCAGTGCTGGCGTACATATACTCTACAGAGCCGTCAGGCTTCTTCCATGTGATAGAGTTGTCTGTGCCAAAATAAACCATCCCCAGGTCTGTATCGCCAGCCTTGAACTCAAACGTTGAAGCAGCAGGCGCTAACAGCCCCGTGTCTTTCAGCATTTTATATTCTGCAACAGAACGGAAGAAAGGAGCGGTAGACCGCAAGTTCTGGTTCTTTCTGCCAATCACGTAATCAAACAGCATTTGCACTGGATAAGGGGATATGTCAACAATAGGATTGCCTATCGACCTTTGAAATGTAGCCTGCATCCTCATAGCATCTGTGAGGTTGTCAATTAGTGCAGGGCTTGGACCTTCTACGGAAATTTGTCGCTGAATGTCCTGTATCTTAGTGCCAGCATAATCTACGCCCATATTAGCAAGCACTCTCGGTATAACTACCGCAGGGTCTAAAAGGGTCTGATAAAACATATCATTCCGATTGCCAGAGTAACCGTACTTATCTCTGAATATAGCAAGTGCCACTTCTGGGTCTACAGGGTTGTCTTTGTCAAGAAGCATGTTGTACAGTTCTTCCTGCGATTCTCTACCAATTGTGCCAGAGCCTTTCAACGCTCTCGGACCAGACAAGCCCTTGTGCAATTGCCATACTTCACCAAGTCCGGTGGTCAAACCGCTGTTCTTTGACGGGAAAAAAGTATGAGCTATTGTAGATACGGCGTCTACAAGCCAGTCACCAATACCGCCGTTCTCTGTACCAGCCAGAGATTCGTATTGCAAGTCAGCTGCTTTCCACGCTGTCCAGAACGGCTGCCAACCGCCTTTTATTTGTTCCCACGATGGGAATAGATTATCTGTTATTTCTGCGCCTGATTCCAGCTTTTCTTCTTGTACGCTCAGCCCTATGTGAGCAACACCTATACTTCTTTCCACGCCTTCCGCTAAAAGGTTGAAGAACCTATTTGTGTTTGTCAACCAGCTTGGCACTTCCTCGCCTTTCCTTGCGTGTAGAGAAGCGTCAACCGAACCAAGGAATGAAAGCACAGCGCCAGCCACACCGCCACCAACAGCCCCAGCTGCTGTGCCCAAGCCTGGTACTACACTGCCGACAACACCGCCCACTAAAGAACCCTGCCCAAAACCGCCAACAGCCGCCATAAGACCTTGACTAACTATGCCAATATTTGTAGACCAGTTAGGTCTGTTCTTCATATCAGCGGTGCTGGACAGCGTCAAGACCCACTGCTCCCACGGCTCAAGCTCAAGGTAATCAGCACCAGCGGATTCTTCTAACTCCTTTTGATACTGGTCGTAAATCGGATTATTCTCTTGTTGCGTTGTAATATAGAACTGATTTAACTCATCAGCCTGCTGTGCCGTCTTTAGCTGTGCTTCGTCTTGTATCTGGGTTATTACATTCTGGTAATCCAAGAGCGCTTGCACCGCATAGGCAGGGTTGCGAATATCAGTGCCAGGCAGATAACGGCTGCCGTCTGCTGTAGAGTTCAGAAATCTCTCATCAATGGCTGATTCTGGTGAAGGAATCTGCTGAGCCACATACGAGAGCATATGCCCAAAAGGAAGTGGCTTCCAGGTGTTCCAGTTAGGAGAGCCGTTCTGTTCTTTCATGTACTGATAAGCGGTTTCAATATAGTGTCTGTCTACAGGCTCAGGCGCTTCAAAGCCCTCACCTTGCAACTGAAGGTAGTCGTGCCAAGCCCCCACGTTGCGGGGGTCTTCCCAATAAGATTGCCTTTCTCTGCCGCTGTCATACACAGCGTATGGCGCAAGAGAATCCTTAATAGCGTTAGGTTTCCAGTATGTCACCTTTGGGTCTATCGTTGATTCTCTGTGCCATACCTTGTCGTATCCCTCTGGTCTGTAACCAGCAACAGGACCAGCGTAGCTTTCCTTGTCCATTTGCTGTTTGAGCCAGCGGTACTTATCTATCGGGGTTTGATATTTAGGAGTAGCCATTTATCGCCTTATATGTTCCATTGTAGTAAAGCACCGTACCAAGCGCCACGTTGACTTTGACTGCCTACATACCCGCCACCGCCACCGCTGCTGCCGTATCTACCTTGATAGTAAGCAGGTCTGGGAGAGCGAGAAGGATTATAACCGCCACCATAGCCAGTGTATCCTGGGGAAGAAGGCATGGGTGTAAACCCGCCACCACCACCGCCCCATCCGCCCCAGCCACCACCAGCAGGAGCGCCGTTGTCTGCGGGTGGACCTGTAACTTCTTTCCACTCAGGCGAGCCTGTGAAATCTGCGGGTGGCGCATACCAGGAAGGCAAAGTATCCCAGGGGTAATCCTTAGCGAAGTTGAGCATTTGGTTAGGAACGGCATAAGTGCGCCCATTCAAAACAATACGGTCAAAGTAATCCTGGGGGGAGTTCTTCTGTCTTTTAGCCATAGCCCAATCTAAATCGGCTTGATATGGGTTGACATTAGGCGCTGTTGTCGCTACATAAGCGCCGTGGTCGTATGGGTCGCCAGTAATAGGTGTTTCATAAGGGTCAAAGGTAGGCATACTGAGCGCTGTACCTCTCATCAGATTGATAAACGACTGCACTGCTGGATTGGCTTTAGCAACTCTATTGACCACAGGGGCTGGCGCTGGTGCTGTCGGTACTGTAACTGGTGGCAAGTTCAATTGTTTCCTGTTAGAACCACCGTATATTTCATAGGCTGGTTGGGCATACGGATTATACGAATTAGGCTGCCAGCCTGTGTTGTACTCATCCCAAACAGGTTGCGGCTTTACTGGCGGTTTATTCGGAATAACAGTCAGCGTATAATCCCAGAGAGGTTTTGGATTCTTTTTCTTAGGCGGCTTGATAGTGAAGGAGGTGTTGTAGCCACCACCTGCGCCGGTATCTGTTTGCTTGACGTTATAGTTGAGTGGCATATCATACTCCTATCTCGTTCTCTAATTGAGACAATTCCTCTTGATTGACTTCTGGCATGCCTTTCATCTGCTGTGCGAGCATTCTGCTAATTGCTCTATCCGCAGGCGCAGCCCAAGCTGTTTCAAACTCCGTCTGTATTTCTATAAACGAAGCTTTTGCTTTAATAAAAGCATCTATCGCATCTCTGATTGTTATCACATTTCACCTTCCTGAATGCCTTGCGGTTCACCATTGGCTGAAGTTGGCTTCATGTTAGGTCGGCTGGCAGGGATAGCGCCCTTGCCTACTACTGGTGGCATTCCGCCCATCGCTGGGTCAAACTGAATGTCTTGTGGCATACCACCTGGGGGCATACCTTGCGGCATCGCGCCCTGTGGCATACCTTGCGGCATAGGTGGCTGTTGCATCATTTGTTGTTGCTGCGCCATCTGTTGAGCCATCTGCTGTTGTATCTGCAGCTCTATCTCTTGGCGCATAGCGCCAGTGAAATATTCTTCAATACGCATATCAGCAAAGCGCTCTTCAACAATCTTCTTAGTCATATCATCAGATTGCCCGATACCGAGAATGTTCTCTCTAATCCATTCGTCAGAAACAAAGCTGTTCTGTTTCATAATCGCTGCCACGTTAGCCATCTGCAGTTTATCCTGTGGCAAGTCGGCTTCCAGCTTCACATCAATAATAAGGTCGTCAGGTATCTCAGCCGTCTTTATTTGTTCAAGACCGTGTTCTGAAAGGTAAGTGCGTTTGGTCGGGTTGTCTTTCATTAGAGCAAACATCGTTTCAAACGCCTGCCCAATGCCAGCCCCACCGCAGCGCTGGGGTGCAATCAATGGCAATCGCCCAGACTGAGATAACAAGGCAATGGTAGAAAATGCGGCATTGCCAGGGTCTCCACCACCAAGCGCCTGCTTATACATAGTGGATTCTTCTATCTGCTGGTCGAGCATCTGCTTACTGAACATAATGTCCTGGTTGATTACTTCACGTTTCATAGGACCGAACTTGTCGCCTGGGTTCAGATGTAACACGCCACCTGCCACAGAAAAGTCAGGAACTATCTCGCTGTCCTGTTCTCCCTTCTCGTGCACAAAAGCAGGTTGCATGGCGTAGGCAAACAGGTTGGTGAAGTTGAGCGTGTTGATTAGGTTCAACCGCTCCCACATCTCGGACTTCTGAACACCATACAGGAAAGACTGCGATTTCAGCTCAGGGTCTTTTTCAAACGCTACGCCCTCAGCAGACTGCACTACAATCGGAATAATCGGCAAGCCGTGTTCTCCATTGTTGTCTGCGCCAATAAACGGTATGTCCTCAGCGTCAATCCAGGTGAAGTGGTGCTCTAAACTCCAATACTCTTTGTAGGTTACTACCTCTGTAGCTTTCTTAGTAGCGTAGCTTTCACGGTCTCCAAACATAGAGCGGATATTGCCATAGGTCGTTTCAGTCTGTCGGTAGTAAGCAGTCAAGCCATAAGCATCAAACTGAGCGCTGCCAGTCTTTGGGTCTATAGGGGTAAAGAGAAATGGCGTGTACTTAGCAATACGCTCATACCTTGCCAGGGTAGCTTTATTCGTCATCCCATTGCGGTAGTGCTCAAGCAGGTCAGTCGTGTCGGTAACAGCCAGGTGAAATTGACCATAGCGCAAGAGAGCGTTAGTCAAGTCATAATGCACAGGCTTTTGTAGAAGTCTACCAGAGTGATACCAGACGGCTTTACAAATCTTCTCGATGTTCTCTGCCATCGCTATAGACTGAGCGCTGTTCTTATCGTGGGGAACGTTTATCTGTGGGTCAGTAGAGGTTAGGATTCTAACAGCTCCCATAAACTGGTTGCGGACCGAAGGTGAGATAGTGACCTTGACGTTCTGAACGTCAGGTTGCCCGCTCCACTTCATATTTATCATCTCATCAATCTTTTTATGGATAGCCCTTGCAGATGAGTGAGTCGCATACAACTCCTCGCCGTGGTCTTTAGCGTTTTTGAAAGCGTCTATGTTGATAGCCATTATACCCTCGTCAGTTTAGCAAACGGTGAAGTTGTTTGCGTTATTGGTGTTTTCCTCTTGTAATCGCCTACAGAAGTAAGCAAATACTTAAGAGCATCGTAAGCATGGTCTTCCGCTCTGGTGTCTACATCCTCTGGGTTGTTCTTATCATAAACCAGGTGAGACAATTGTTTAATAATATTAGTGCAATTCTCAAAAAACACAATACCTGGCATCCCATCTTCCATCGGTTGTAACAGGCGGTCAACCTGCCTTTTCCCTTGAATACGGTCATTGTTTCCTTTCCTGAGAAACAAGCCGTTCTCTGCGTATATTTTACTACTTGATGTAACTTCACGCTGAGTCTTTCTAACCCACATAGCAGGGTCGGCATACTTCACCGCTCTACGTTCCTCTGGGTCAGAATAGTCCAGAATCAAACGAGCCTGCTGCTGGTCTGTGAGTTCAGTCTTATAAATCTCTTTATAGATATAAATACGTCCATTATCGGGATTGCGTGCGCCAAACAAACAGCAAAATGGGGCTGCGTACCCGCTATCTATACCTATAATGCGTGCCCAATGCTCTGGAATGTAGAAAGGTTCGATAACGTGGGTCTCTTTCTTGAAAGATTTGAAGGCAAGCCCCTTAAACAAGTTCCATTCGCCGTCTACCCACGCTTTTTTGAGGTCTGGTGGCAAAGAATTGAGCATTTGGTAGTAATTCTCGTCTAAATAGGGGTTATCCCCTGGTTTTGAAGGCACAAAATGGAATTGATTAGCCATATTCTGCATTTCTGGCGGATATTCCTTCTCAATGAAGTAGTTATACACCCACTCGTTGCCAATACCGTCAGGGTTAGAGCCTGCAAAGAAGGGGGTGTGGCTGATACCCGCCCATCTGAGCGAGCCGAGCAGGGTATTGAATACGTCTATCTGATTTTCAGTCAGCTCATCCACAAAAATAGCAGCAAACTCAGCGCTTTTATACTTAGAAGTGTCATCCAGGTTCTTCAAAGTGATAGCGCCACCACCAAACTTGTTATCTATGTAGAAAGCGAGACCGTGTTCTCTGCTTTCTTTGAGCGTGCCGAGCCAATCTGGGAACTCTGCGCCTATCTTTGCTATCTGGCGTTCTTGTAAATCAGTGTAAGTGCGAGAAAACAGCCCTGTTGTGACGTTCCTTATCCCCTTTGAAGCCCAATATAAATGCAAAGAGGCAAGTGACCACCTGCCCCATCTTGATTTACCACCACCACGAGCGCCGCCATATAACAAAAACTTATATTTATGGATAGCTTTGTAGGCTTCTAACTGCTTTGGCGTGAAGCCTACAATTTCATCCCACTGGACCAGCTCATTCTTCATCTGGCTCAAAGTCTTTGCTCATAAAAACGCCCTTGATGTCGTTCACTTCCATTTGCTGAACAGGCGGCTCAATGTAGCGCAATAGCTTGGTGACGTGCTCAATCCACCCATCGGCATCATACGTGAAGATTTTGCCTTTTATCAGCTCTCCAGTGTCGGGGTCACGTCTGTCAGGCAGCCTTACTTCTCCAGTTGTCAACAGCTGAATAAGCGCTTCAGCCAGGATAATGCGCCGTTCTACCAGCGTAACACCTTCCTCTGGCAGCTCTACCTTGATTTGCTTGCTCAAACGACCTGTGACAAGGTCAGCAATCTTCGCACCTCTTGACTTGGGGTTGTATTCTGTATCTCGTTTCATAGGTTAATCCTCCTCAACCATTTTATTATACAGTATTATTGTGTGTTTTGTTGTAATCAGAGTATAGCATCAAAAACCACAAAAGTCTGGTTTGGAGTTATAACCGCAATTAGGCGATTTTGAGGTTATAACCGCAATGATAGCGAAAGCCCCACCCTGTCTCTTTGTGTAGTAACGGTTGAGGACACTGGTGGGGCTGGCAAAAGGAGCATCTATATTATACTACACTTCTTTATCTTCCTCTTCTACTTTCCCATTCTTTCTGTATAATTCGTCTTTCTCTACAAAGTCTCTCAACCACTTCCTCTGTATAGGCGTTCTTCCCTTCAACGCCCGCTCCCTTACTTTGTCAAAACTGAACTTGTCTATGCTCTTTGGGTATCTGTGCTTTATCTTCTGCATTGTCGCATTGTTGTCTAATAATCCCTCATAATACGGATTGTTCGTCATCCCTACTAATAACGCCACTACTGCCATCTCTATTATCGCTGCCTGCGTCATCCCCGTCAACTCTACTAACCGTATCAACGCCTTTACTGCTTCTGGACTTATTTTGTGATGTACGTCTATCTTCTCTGGGTTTATCTTGCTCCATATGTCCGCTCGCCTGTTGTTCCTCTTCGGTACTATGTCTATCTTTGTGTTATCCATTTGTATCTCACAACCTTTCCTTTTAAGCCACTAAAATTTCCGTGCTGGTATATCCTAACTTCTTTCTTCCTTTTCTGTACATGCCCCCCCTCTTGTCTGTTGTGCCACCGTTGCTTCCGTAATCATCGGCACGCTTCCTTACATTATACCACCCCAACCGCCACGCGCTACCAGTACACCATCACATCATCACCCTTGCGCCAGCTGCCACTCACCACACCACACCACCACCCACCATCCTATACTATGTATCGTACATTATACCAGCTTACACAATGCTAACAACCCAACAACGGCAAAACCCCACAAAGTAATCAAGCCGACATTTTGCCTAAAGACGGACACCCAAAACGCCCCCGCCACGCCTTGAATACCTTATACAAAGCCTTCTAGTACTTAAGTACTATATGCCACTAATGCCCCTAAAATCAAAAATAGTACTTAAGTATTATTGTAATTATAGTAGCCGTGGCTATACTATAAGCATAAAGACAACCCACCCAACCCGCCCCGGCCGGTCATAATAACCGGGAGAAAGGTTACACAATGAAAGGCAACTATCCGCAGCGCGCGACAATGAAAACCATCAGCTACAAGGGCATATGTTACAGCGCCGCAAGAGACAACCAGCCCAGCATTACAATTGTAGAAACATATGGCAGCGTACACGCCACCGTATTAAAACAGACCCTTGCAGGTGCCTTATGCTTTGGAGAACCAGATTTTGCCATTGAAACATCAATAAACCAGCGCCCCGTGATGCTAGAACACTACACCATCACAGACGCAACCACCGCCCAATACACATACACAGGAAAGGAAACCCTAAAATGTCAGTAATAGAGAACGCTTACATCCAACAAAAACTTGACGACATGGAAAAAGAGAGAGACATGTATCAACGCCTATTCCATACATACCTAAATGAAGTTATAGCCCTAAAGGATAAGCTACAAGCTATCCAAGACATCATCAACCCAGACCAGACCCAAGAATAAGAATAACCCACCCACCAGATCCGCCCGCCGGGAGCGTTATCCCGGCAGAAAGGAAAGTAAAATGAAAAGAGCATTAACAGTCTATGAGGACACTAATATGTACGGCGGGGCACACGCAACTAACTTTGACACGTCACGCAGAGCAGCACAAGAAGGGCGCGACCTGGTTGTACATGCCAAGCACTACGATGGGCAGCGCTATCATTACAGTAAATATCGCGTCACTGGACTACAGGAAACGGAAGACGGACGCATAATCGGCACAACAGAAGGCGGCGATTTTTGGGAAGCGACATCAGACGTTTGTGATTATGCCAAAACAGGACGGATATAATGTTCAGCCGAGCCGGGGCGGCTAATCCCCGGCAGAAAGGAAACCATGACACAGCCCGCCCGCTACATACTTGACAATACCTTAACCGCCACCTACGAAGCAGACACCCGCCCAAAAGTGGCAACACCCGAAGACCTGATTAAAATCATAGACCCCCTAATAGTAGAGTCACGGCAAGAAAGATTTTATACAGTGGCACTGAATTCTCAATTACGATTAATCAGCATCACGCTTAATTACATAGGAACAAATTCACAAATAAATATTGAAATCAAAGACATTTTGCGCCCTGCGCTACAAAGTGAAGCCGATAATATAATAGTCTTCCACAATCACCCCGGGGGAGACCCCAAACCCAGCCCGGAAGATGAACGCTTAACCGCAGACTTAATTAATGCTTGCAAGCTGTTAGCCTTGCCATTGCTTGACCATATAGTAATTAGCAGCAACGGGTATCAATCGATTAGACGCAAAAGCCCGCTACCCATTCACAAACGCAGAGTACGAAGAACTCACAGCACGTGGAAGTTGGAAAGCAAAAGAATACCCAGGACTATTGTACTTAGTTGACATATATATCAGCCCGCTCACAGTTATTGGTGCGCTCATGAAAAAAGTTTATCGAACCCAAGACCCAGACTTAATCAAAGCCATGCTACCATAGCCCAAGCCAAAACCCCAGAAAGGATTATCGAATGAAAACCATCACAGTAAACTTATACAGCTTTGAAGAGCTATCAGACGAAGCTCAGAAAAAAGCCATCAATGACATGAGAAATATTCTCTTAAACTGCATTGGATGGGATGATTATATCATCCAAGACTTTGTGAATACCCTTGAAACTTATGGATTGACCGACCCCAAAGTAAAGTACACAGGATTCTATTCACAAGGCGACGGATTATCTTTTACATCAAACTCTATAGACCTTGTAAAACTTATGGAAAAATCGGGTACTGACAAAACATACCCGATCTTTTACAAGTACATCAAAGACCAATCCCTTGACTATGATTGTTACATTGAACGCATAGAACGCTACTATTCACATGAAGCGTCAGTAATACTAAAAATCAGTAGCCTTGATAACCTGCTTGACCCAGACGAACAGCGTGAACTTTGCGAGAAACTTGAAAACTACCTTGACGAAGACTACCTCAACCCAGAAGAAAGCGAAATAACCGAACTGGAAAGAGAATTGAACCGCTTTATTCAGCGAACAGCCAGAGCCATGTATCAACAGCTACGGACTGAGCACGAATACCTTAGCTCAGATGAAAACATCATAGAAACAATCGAAGCAAAGGACTATCTATTCACGCAAGACGGCAACATTTATTAAACCCCGCCTTGTAGATTATCGAACCTTAGAGCCCGCCTGTAGGCATTGTATGCAGGCAAAGGAACAACAATGAAGCACGTCACATTGACTAACAGACAATATAAGACCGCCCTAAGATTATCGAGTCAACTTGACGACATCGCCCAGGAAATAGACGACTTGATGGAATCAATCAAGCTTGACCATATGGATGAACCCAGCAACATAGAGATTATCGCATTGGAACAAGCCCTTGACCACGCAACACGAGCTATTAACAAATTCAACTGGATAAAACGACCCTACTAAGAAAGGATTATCGAATGTTACCGCTCATTGACTTCTTACTTTACGTGCTGTTTTTTACCGCAGGTTACTTAGCTTGCAAACTCAACGACTGGGACAGAAAGTAGAAATGATTATCGAATGAATAAACACAAACTAACAATGGAAATCGTGGAAGAATACTTCTTAGATTTTACTCACGACTACATCCCACTTGACGTGACAGTAAGATTATCGAAGCTTATGCTAACCTTGCTACTCTATGACAAGAAACGCAAACATGAGCTGGATGATTATTGGTATTACTTCTACAGCTATGCTCTCAGCATTTGGAGAGAAGAAAACAATGAAGGCATACCAGCAGGACCATACCACCTATCTCTTTACAGCATTGACGAAGAAGGAAACACCTATTATGGTTATCCTATCTGGTCAAGCAAACCAGGAAAGGAGACTTTATCGAATTAATCACCTGTTATAGAACAGATTGCTATTGCATTTTATTATCATAAGTGATATACTTGTTACATAAGTAAAAAGGAGCAGACAGATGGATTATCTGAAAGAATATCGAAATACAACCCTATTCCCAATGCAAGCTACCAACGCACAAAAGCGAGTGGTAAAGGACTTGCTCAAAGACCTGTTCAACAACAAGCAAGACCTAACGGACCAAGCGTTAGAGTACATCACAGGTAAACGCACACCAGCAGACGAAGATTACATAGCCCTGCTTGCATGGATGAACCCGCAAGACGGATGGGAAGCTGGAAAAGAAGTTACAATCATAGACCCAATGGCAAGACGCATACTACTTGCCGCACCCGCCTTGCTTATGCAAGAGCGTGGTCAACTATCAATGTTTTAGATTATCGAAAGGAGAATTATGGCAGAAGGAAATTTCAACTTCATCACGAAGGCAGGCGGGCTTCAGTACGAAGTCACAACGACCAGCCTACCAGAATCAAATGTAGGAACTATTTTATTTGATTTTGTAAACGACAGGTGGCGCTTCATCTCTAATCTTTGGATTACAAGAGACGACATGAAAGAAATCCTGACATTCCTGGATTACTTAGAAGAACAGAAGGAGACTGAGAATGAATGACCTATTAAAGACTATCGAAAAAACAGCCAATGATATAAGGGAGCTGAAAGCTATCCGAGACATAGCCGAATCAAGGTGCGAAGAAGCGCAAGGAACATTAAATACTATCGTATTAGACTTAATGATGAAAGAGCAGGAATTTAGCTCATTGACCAACAAACTATTAGAAAAGGATACTAACAATGAATGAGATTATCGAATACAACGCTGGTTCTAACGCCAGCAACTACCTCAGCCCTGTAGTAAACGTGCAAACAGCACTAACCCGCTATCAGGACATGAAAGACTTTATTGATAAGGTCTTAAACAAAGATGTGGACTACGGCTCTATCCCAGGCACAAGCAACAAGTCAGTATTGCTCAAGCCAGGCGCAGAGAAACTCGCTACGTTCTTTGGTCTTACTGTGACCTACGACATTATCGAAAAGGTGGCAGACTGGACAGGTAAGGACCACGGTGGAGAGCCGTTCTTCTACTTCTTCTACAAGTGTAATCTGTTACGGAACGGCACTGTGGCAGGACAAGGCGAAGGCTCGTGCAATTCATGGGAAACTAAATACCGCTACCGTAAGGCAGAGCGGACCTGCCCAGAATGTGGAGCAGGAGCTATCATCAAAGGTAAATCAGAATATGGTGGTGGTTGGATTTGCTTTGCGAAGAAAGGTGGCTGTGGTGCTAAGTTCAAAGACGGCGACCCAGCGATTGAAAGCCAGCACACAGGCAGGGTGGCTAACCCAGACGTGGCAGACATTGTAAATACCATCCAGAAAATGGCACAGAAACGAGCGCTCGTGGCTGCTGTACTCAACGCAACCAACGCAAGCGACTGGTTCACTCAGGATGTGGAAGACTACATTGACGGCTCGTTCACTGAAACAGCCCCAGCCCCAGCTAAACCTGCACCTGCCAAGCCCCAGCCGAAAGCGTCAAGCTCTAACAAACGCCCGCTTGCACCTGAGAAGCTGAAGTCTATGCTTGAAACAAGAGCAAAGAGCGCTAAGCCCGCCACGAGCGAAGTACAAGCTGAGATTATCGAAGCAATTACTGGTAGCTATGCAGTGAAAGACATTACTACAATGCTCACTTATCTGTTTGGTACTACCGCCCTTGCTGAGCTATCACCAGAAACAATGACAGCCATGTACGCATGGTTAGGACTTAGCGATGGTGAGATTGACCCCTTCGCAAAAGAAGAAATCGAAAACATCCTTATCGAATCCTTCTAAGTTTTAGTAGCCCCGCCAGGTGGCTTCGTAACCTGGCATAAGGAGTAACATATGAGCAAACTACTTATACCCGAACAGCCCCTTCAAATCCTGCCGCAACTGGCTTGCGCTATCGGATTGAACGAAGCGATTATCGTACAGCAATTGCATTACTGGTCTCTGAAATCCAAGGACGGTTGGGTATACAACACCTACAAACAGTGGCACGAACAGTTCCCATTTTGGAGTGTAATCACCATCAAACGCACATTCTTGAAGCTCGAACAGGACGGCATCGTGGTATCACGGCAGAGTAAATCTACTAACCGCAAGAAGTTTTATCGTATCAACTACGAGAAACTTGACAATGCTTTTAGTATGTACAATACAGAGCCAGAGTATCAAAATGATACCCAGCCAACAGGTCAAATTGATACCATTGCAACGTGCCAAAATGATACGTTGTTAATAACAGAGAATACTACATTAGATTCAGACTTACAGTCTGGCAAACCAGAACCAAAGTCAAAACGTAAATCAAAGCATCCTATTGAAGCCATAAGACCGTTGGCGGCAGCGGTTGCAGATGCCACGTCTCTAAAATATTCCGACAATATTCCAATGTTGCACAAAGTAGCAACAAGATTACTGGATAATGGATATACCCCCGAAAAAGTGGCTGAATTTTCAGCGTGGTGGCAAACAGAGGACTGGCGTGGGAAGAAAGGTCAGCCACCTACGCCCTGGCAAGTGCAATCAATGATAGGAATGTCCATAAAGCCGGGTACAACAGAACCTGACGCAGAGAAAAGGCAGAAGTTTTTAGACCAGATAAAGGAGCAAAAATGACAGAAACACACGAACTTGAAAGCATTTACGACCTACCGCAAGACGCAACCTACTACATCAGTTACGGCAGAAATTATGATGACGCGGTAAAGGCGTTCAAACAACGTTACTTCTACTACCCCGACACTGTTTACAAGGTCAGGGGAAACACCAGCCTGCTTTACTTCCAAGTGGAGCGGTGGGACGAGAAGCACGTACCGCGTTGCCCCCGCTGTGGTGGCAGATTGCTGTATGACGGCTACACAACCACAACAGAAGAAGTTGGCGAAGGTGAGCGCTGGCGTTGTGAGCATTGTGATTATTCAATCGAAATAGTTGACGACTAAAAGGAGAGACATGAACGCTAAATCATCAAACGAACTTGTGAACGAGCTTGTGAGCGCGTGCATTGCATTCGTGCGCCGGGTTGAACCGGACTGGCAGACGCGGATTAACAAGGCGCAGAGAGAGTTGCGCGAATATATTGCCGAGCTTGAGGAAAAGCAACGCTGGATTCCTGTGAGTGAGAGGTTGCCGGAAGATGGCGAACCTGTATTGGCAGCGTATGTGGATACTATGTTGACTGCCGCATATTACAGACATCATATCGCTTTTGGTGGGGTGGATAACTGGTGGGATGTTGAAGGTTGTCATACCGGTAATCCGACTCACTGGTTGCCACTTCCAGAGTCGCCGGAGGTGCAGGAATGAACGCAAAGGAATTACTGGACGAATATACCAACAACTTAGCAGGGATCGACCTGCTGAATGGCGAAAGGCAGGCAATGGTTGATAAGGTTATAACCCCCGAGATCAAGGCGAGACTTGCTGAGATTGACGAGGAGATAGACCCGATCATTGAGAAAGTCAACAGCAGAAACCAAGAGCTGATTAAACTGATCAAAGCCGAAGTCATTGCTGCCGGGCAGACAATTTCAGGTGATCATCATCAGGCAGTGTACTCAAAGGCGCGTGTAAGTTGGGACACCAAAGGACTCGATGGCTATGCGGTAGCACACCCAGAAATACTGGTGTTCCGATCAGAAGGCAACCCAAGTGTGAGTTTGAAAGTGAGGAGTACAAGATGATGAAGCTCGAACCCTGGATGACTGAATTAATGGCGAAGGTGAAATACCAAAAGTACGATGAAGCGCTTGAATTGCCAAGAACAAAAGACCTGAGGGGTAAAGCCCAGAGGATATTAGATATACTCGAAATGTACGTCTGGACTGAGTTTGAAGAACGAGAGTTAGAGAACACTTACAGCAGGCTGATGACATTGGCAGAGAAATACGAAGGGTATTGGGATGAGTGATATGTATTCTACAGATGATATCTATCTTGACAGGTTGTTCAGCGCATACAAATTAGACAACCCGCCGTGCCCGCACTGCAAGTCTGAGCGCACGTTCAAAGAAGTAGACCCCAGCAAGAAGGGGATGCCGACCAAACCACGTACTTATTTATGCAGCAAGTGTGGCAAGAGATTCGTGGTCAACCCGCTGGCTGATGACGACAGCATACCGTTTTAGGAGGATGAGATGAGTGAAATTAGAGGATTTATCTACGAATGCGATTGCGTGAAACCGATGATTGAATCAATCATTGAGAAACTTTTGCCGTTAGAAGAAATAACAGAAGCTTATCTTGACCCAGTGTCATTGTCTGGAATTACAGGGACAATATTGGAATATAAAGCTGCTGACAAGAAGAAAAGCAAACGGTTAATAGTGACTCATACGTTTTGCCCTTTTTGCGGAAAAAAATTGTTGCAGGAAAGTGAACGATTTACCGTTCATAGTGACATCGAGCGGCAGGATGATAAATGGATTCCGGTGAGCGAACGGTTGCCGAAAGACTGTGAGCTGGTGTGGGTTCGCGCGACTAATAGCCCGCATAATTTACCAAGACGTGCCTTTTATACCTATCGAAATGGAAAATGGGTAAACGACGAGGTGGATATTGATAATGTTTATAGCAATCTATACGTCACCCATTGGATGCCACTTCCAGTACTATCGGAGGTGCAGGAATGAACACAGACGAATTAAAAACAATATTAGAGCAACACAAGTTGTGGCTGGAAGATGAAGGTGGAGCAAGGGCTAACCTGCAATATGCTGACCTGCGAGGTGCTGACCTGCAATATCTGCAACGTGCTGACCTGCAAGGTGCTAACCTGCAATATGCTAACCTGCAAGGTGCTGACCTGCAACGTGCTGACCTGCGAGGTGCTAACCTGCGAGGTGCTGACCTGCAATATGCTAACCTGCGAGGTGCTGACCTGCAATATCTGCGTGGTGCTTACCTGCGAGGTGCTGACCTACAAGGTGCTTACCTGCGAGGTGCTGACCTGCAACGTGCTGACCTGCGAGGTGCTTACCTGCGAGGTGCTTACCTGCGAGATGCTGACCTGCAAGGTGCTGACCTTCGTGGTGCTGACCTGCAAGGTGCTGACCTGCGAGGTGCTAACCTACTAGGTGCTAACCTGCGAGGTGCTGACCTGCGAGGTGCTGACCTCGATTATACCTGTCTGCCCTTGTGGTGTGGTAGCAAGGGGATGATCGTTGATAAGCGCATTGCAGCACAAATCGCCGCTCACTTTTGCGCGTTGGATTGTGACGATGCAGACTACTTAGCGGCGCAAACTGCAATTTTAGAGTTCGCAAAGACGAGCCATCGAGCAGGGGATTTGGGTCTGTTAGAGGAGTGTGAAAAATGAGCGAGAATGAATTACGCCGTCATTGGGCAGAGGATTTAGGTTTATTTGGAGGAGGTGCAGGAATGAGTACGACAGTTGTAATCAATTTTCAACACGTCGAGCGCATGAAGCTCACGAACGAGACAACGGTTTACGTGCAGTTCGCGAGCGGAACGACTCGGATATTCGAGTTTATCGAACCGACATTACCCGCTAAAATGATTGTGGCATTCGAGAACTGGCTCGACCAGCGACATCAATACGGCGGGTACGTCGTGAAAATCGGTCAGGACGGGAAGGCGTCAGGCAAGCAATGCTTAAAACAGTCAAAGGAGCGTGAGAGATGAGTGAAATGAAACCCTGCCCGTTTTGTGGTGGAAAAAATGTTCTAAGCACGGAGATGCAAGATGGTTTGGCATTTATTGCCTACTGTCAATACGCTGCGGAAAATGAAGCAGAAAACAGGAACATCCGCCCGATTGAGGATGACCTTCGTAAGCACATTGCAGAACTGGAAGCGTTTATCGAGCGGCTGATTGAGGCTGGTCGTATGATGAAACAGCCGGAAACTATTGAGGAATTTCATCGAGGGCGCCGAGATTACGATGCCCTTGTTGCCGAATGGAAGGGGTGTGAGAGATGGTGAGTTTTATAGCAGGATTTTTGACCGGAATTAGTGTATGTCTGGCAATCCTACTGCTGGTCGCTTGGTTGTGGTGGGCGGCAGGGGGTGATGAATGACCCTTCTTGACATTGCATTAGGCTTGACGTTGGTAATCGGGATAGGCTGGCTTGTGGTGTGCCTTGCGAGTTTGCGAGGTGAGAAGTGAGAAAGAGTGAGTTAGAAGAACTGTTTGCTCAACAAGTAAAAGACAGGGGCTTGCCAGAGCCAAGCAGGGAAGAAGTTATCATCCCAGGGCGCAAGCACCGCTACGATTTTTGCTGGGAAAGATACCGCCTGGCAGTAGAAATCAATGGTGGTACTCATACCAAGAGCGGACACACTACCCACGCAGGTATCACAAGAGACTACTGGAAGGTGAGAAGAGCGCAGGACAACAACTGGATAATCTACCCATTCACTGGCGAGGATGTAAAAGACAGCGTAGCCATTGATGAAGTAGCTGAGCACATAGATAAAGTAGACAAAGGGAAACTATTATGGATGCCAATAAGCTTATAGAATTGTTAGCAGAACACTTTGAGCGTAACAAGACAGACGAGATTGATTTTAGAAAACTTAGAAAAGCCAAGCGCCTTACCCAGCAGGAAGCTGGAGACTTAGCTGGCGTTTCAAGAAAGTATATTGGGCAGGTAGAGCAGGGCAACTATTACAGCGTCTCTCTCAAAAACCTGCAAAAAATCCTTGATGTGTACGGCAAGGAACTGGTTATAGCAGTAAAGGATAAATGATGCACGATGACAGCTGCCCTTATTGCCACGGCATAGGCTTCATAGGTTACGATGTGCCGTTAGGCGACCCTAAGTTTGGGAAAACGTATTTATGCCCCGCCATATATGCCGTCACTTGGGATGATGAGATGGGAATATATAAACACGAAGCTGGCAGGCTGAACTGGGGCGGGTTCAACAAGACCACAGACCAGGCTCGGTTGTTACAAAAGACCATTGCCAGTCTTCTGAGAGAAGGCAACGGCATGGCTTATATCTATGGTCCACCAGGATTAGGCAAGACCCTACATGCAAAGTCAGCCTGCATAATAGCGCACTACAAATACAACAAAGTTTCACGCTACACAACACAGGCAAAGATTATGGATTGGCTTAGAACTTCTTACGATGAAGAGCGTGGGCAGAAGGTTTATGCCAGCAGGATGCAGGATTTAGAAAACATAGATTTTCTGGTAGTGGATGAGGTCGGTAGACAAAACGCTACCGACTTCGCTAAAGCTGCCTGGTCAGAGATAGTAGACCGCCGTTACAGCAGAGCTGATAAGAACACTACAATCTGGCTCTCGAATTTCTCACCTGAAAAAGCACTGGATGACTACCAAGCAGACAGGATAAAGGATGTGAGGTTTTCTGTGGCGCACATAGACGGTCTGTCTTATAGGCAGGTCACAGCAAAAATAGAAGAGGATGAACTATGGTGGCAAAAGCTTCACGAAATTACAAACTAACAAACATGGAGACTGGCTTCAACAGAGTCGTTGAAGTGTTCAGTAAGGAACAGCTTGAGAAAAGAATAGCACGGTTTCTCAAAGACAATGGCATAGAACGGTCAGAGCTGCTGGTTGAGCCAAGCGAAGTTACATACGCCAGGAGATACTTGTTTGAAGGCAAGCGGTTCTACTCTAAGGCTATGATGTGGCGATACCAGGACCTGATGTATCTGCAAGCCACAGGAGCTATAAAGAATCTGAAATTCAAGCCGAAGTACACTTTGATAGAAGGGTTCACTTATGATGGAGAGGAATATACCTCTGTATATTACACCGCAGAATACGAATACTACGATACAATTAAAGAGCGTGTAATCATAGAGGACTATCGGAACGCTAAAGTCGGGTGGTCCAGGATAGAAGAACATAAACTAAAACTGTTTCTCTATCTCTATAAAGACATAGCAGAGATAAAATTTATAGACACAAAAGACTATAACCCTATATTAGAGAAGCCAATTATTCTAAATGAACACAATGAAATAAATGGAGCGATAACAGATGGACCAACAACCAACGATTAAAATATCAGACGACTATCTCGACAGGATACAGGAGCTTATTGAGCGGGTAAGAGATAGCCAGCTTGAGATAGGTGACATCCTGATAGAGTTGATAGAACTTCACAACGACAGAGAGGGAGTCCTCAAATACATTGCAGGTTATCTTAACTATTCTTATGAGATGTTGCAGGAGTATGAGAACGCTGCCAGACGATGGACCACAGATAAGCGACTGGAATACCCGATGATGGACTGGTCTTTCTACCGCAACGCAGACCCATACGACCCAAGAGACGTTGAGCTGCTGAACCAAGCTGTTGACGAAGGCTGGAACGTTACCACATTCAAAGAGCACAAGTACCCCGCCATCACTCAGCCTTATGCCTTAGTGGGAAAAGCTCTCGGTGTGTTATACAAAGTGGAAATACAAGACGCAAGGCTCAAAGAGAACCTGGATAATATCTGCGCCCGCCTTGAAAATCTAAAGCATTCACTCAGAGAAATTGAAAGCCCCTCGTTTTAGAGGGGCTTTGTTTCGTATTATTGTTTTGCTTCTCTTACAGCGTTAGTTTGCGGTGCGACTACATACGTTGACTGGTTAGCGACCAAAGCCAAGACAAAAGTGCGGAGCACCAAAGTCCAGGTAATTGGACCGCTAACTTCGATTACTCCATATAAGCTCAGCAAATAGATAGAAACTGAAGTGGCAGCAAGCAATCCAATCATAATGGCAGACTTGACCTCAGACTTCAGTGCTGCATACCAGGTGTTCAATACAGGGAAGTAATTGAACAATAAGGACAAAATAACACCAACAACCATCGTGATTAGGTCGGGTGTGTAAGAAATAGGGTTCATAGTTTTATTCTCCTTAGTTATTATTATACTTCATATTGCTCAGGCACAATGCCTGCTGCTTCCAGCTGTTTACATAATCGTCTCGCCCAGGAACGCAGCTTCTTATTCTCGTGCACCACATCTGCTATCTGAGCGCTGGTCTCATTCTTGTACAGCTCAAATTCTTTTTTGAGCTGGGCATAGCAGGCTTCCTGTTCTTCTTTATAAGTTTTGTAAACTAATTGCTGTTCATTCACCAGACCATATAAAGTCTTGATTGTATCGGCATCAATCTTATCCCCCTCAGAAGCAGTCTTGGCTGCAGTTTCATCTATCAAGGATGTCTCGTGCCCCTGTTTTTTTATAGAAAAGAATAGAGCAGTTAATGATACTGCTATTGTGATACCCTGCATAATTGTATCAATCATCTGTGCAACCTCTTCAACTCTCTTAGCGTTAGGAAAGCACCAGACGTGACAAGTGATATAGTTAGCAGTATCCCTGCTCTAACAAATATCCGATGCTCTGGGAAGGGCACATCAAAGACGGTTCGTATAAGCGAATAGGTATAATATATAGACCAATAGATACCCATTGCGCCAAGCCCCCACTTTACCCAACTGCGCCGATACTTGATTGCCTGTGACCATTCTGCATATGCCATTAGCAGACCGACAATTACAATAACTAACTTTTCTAATTCATACATCCATCCTAATTCCATATCACACCTCTTATTCAATAGCCCTGGTTGAAGTGCCGATTATCTGAGCTAAGCCTTGTAGCACAATCGTTACGGCTGCATCTGTAACCAGCTTCAAATCCCAATTCAAATAACCACGCTCATATCGTGGAAGCAAAGCTGCTGCTTCAGCCGTTAGGTCAATTGTGATATTAGTTTCAGTAAGCGTAAATGTAACAGGGTTTGTAAGCGCTGGTGGAACGGCACTGTTGATGTAGACAAGCGTGTTAGTTTCTACTTCGCTGCCATCAATGGCATAAGAAGCCTGTAGTACAGCCTGGTCATCTCCACCATCTAAGTTATCCTTGATTGTGAATATATACTTTTTAGCGCCTGCAGGAATTGTCAAATCTGTCAACTCTATTGCTATGTCAGCATCTCTATAAAGTATCAGAGTATTAGAATCCTCTGGCTCTTCCGCAGACACCGAAGGATGCGTCAAAGTTCTCTTAGCATAACTCCAGACATCACCAGCGATGCCATCTGTATAACCTGCAATCGTAGCCAGCGCAGCAGGGATAGTAGTGCCAGTGTCTTCCAGAATTGCATCCGCAATGGTGTCGACTGCGTCTATGCGGTCTTTCAAATCTGACATATCTGTGGTCGTAGCCAATCCGCTCACGTCTGCCTTGTACTGGTCAGGGTTGTCCAGGTCATTCTGAATAGCGGTTAGCGCACTTGTGTATTCACCAGCAGAAGCTGGGGTAGCTGGGATATTATCTGTCTTAGCTTTAATCGCTTGTACACTTGCCTCTAATGCAATTCCATCTGGAATAACTGTTTCGTCTGGCATTGCAGCGATAATATCCGCTTCCGTTTGTGCCAATTCTGCGCTTGTAGCAAGACCGCTTACATCAGCTTTGTATTGATTGGGATTGTCGAGGTCGTTTTGAATAGCTGTCAATGCGCTTGTGTACTCTCCGCTCGATGCAGGAGATAGCGGCAAGTTATCCGTTTTCGCTTTTATCGCCCCGATGTTGGCTGTGTACTCACCAGCCGATGCAGGAGTAGCAGGTATCTTATCGGTTTGTACCTTGATTGCGTCTACAATTCCATCTACAACTCCCAGCGGAGTTAGCACATCATCCTTAGCCTTATCGTAAGCGGCGGTCAATGTCATTGCAGAGCCTACTGCCGCAGGACTTGCGGGAATGTTGTCAGTCTTAGCTTTGATAGCATCAACGAGCAAGTCTAAGCGACCACCGTTTATCAAATCATTAAACAATGTCTCTAATTGGAATCCCTTTTCACCAGCACCATAAACATCGCCATTAGTCCAAACGGCGTTTGAGATGTCGTTAGCTGTTGGAAGGTTTGTCCCTGCTGTGAGCACACGAGTTGCGTACTCCCAGACTTCCTGAGCCGTTGCCCCAGAGCCAGCTTGAATGCCGGCAATGGCAATTAATATATCCTTAAGGTTATAGTCATCCTGTGTCCTTAATTGATTTATTAGTGTATTTACGTTGTAAATAGCCGTGACAATTTCCGACAGAGTTTGTGTCGACCAGCCTGCTCCCTTGATTGCCGTGAGCGTCGCTTCGAGTGCCAGCCCTGTTTGAATCTTAGTCACCGCATCCGCTTTGAGTGAGGCGGCTGTGATTGCGTCATCGGCAAGCGTGATACCCGTGTCCAGCTTTTCCGTGCCAGCTCTGTCAATGACCCACATTGCGGGAATATCCTGAGCGTCTACTGTGTCGGTCGCCGTGTGAAAAACCGCAACGTACTCGGCGGCGGCATCCACCGTGCCACTCGCAAGCAAATAGCGGTACAAGCCGTCACCAATTTCTGTGCAAGCACCATCGGTAACCACCTTTGTTTTCGTGCCGTCACGAATGACCTCATAGACTGTAATGGTGACAGTCAAGCCTGTTTTGTTTACGCCCCCTTCGGTGTAATGGGCGTAATAGATTACTGAATTACCGCTATTTTCGTGCATTTAGCACCTCCTAAGTACGTTGCCTGTAAACTGATTAATACAAACTCCATTTTGAGTTTGCATAGTTTTCTACCATTTGCCTTGTGGCATCATCGTGTGCCCCGCTGTATAAAATTATCTCTGCCACATCGCCAATCCAGTATCTATCCGTAGTCGCCCCATCCCCTTGAAACTTATTCGCTGGCAGATTTCCTGTTGTAGTTACAGCCGTAATGTGAATTGTGGCTAAAGGGGCATCTGCTACTGGCGACACCGAGGTTCCGTTTCTGTGCACCGTGCCCTCTCTTACATAAACACTCGCGTAATTGTAAGTGCTATCAAAATAATTTCTAATGCCATCCGAGGATGTGTACGCCCTGTGCCAAGAATAAGTTGTATCGCCAAGTAAAAATCGGTTTGCATCGTTTCCTGTGTCAGCATCCGAAAATACAAAATAAGCGGTTCTGATGGTTGTCAATCTGCTGGTAAAGTCAATGTTATCTGACGCGAATCTGGCAATACTTTTTGAGTTCTGAATATTAGTTTTGTATACTGGTCGATAGCCCTCTGTTGTCTGTTTGCCGTGATTGCTATTCCCGCTTTTGTCGTTGATACGATAAATCAAATCGCCGTCAGATGAAACGTTGGTGACCCCATCGTCTGTAAAGAGAGAATTAGCGTCAGAAAAGTCGTACCAAAGCAAACAGCCAGAGATGTCAGTCGGGTCGGTTATGCCGCTTGCCGCCCTCTTTACGCTTCTGCCGAGCGCACCCTGTATGCCGTAGCGTGAGCCTAATGCTGTGATAGGTGGTGTCATAGTGCCCTCCGTGAATAAGACCCGTAACGAATGACCTGCTTCGGGTACATTTCGCTCAACTTGCCGATCGTGCCAGTCCAGGGGTCGGCGATAATTACGTCCGTCCCCGTTACGCCTATCCCCAGCACCCAGTGCATCTCAATCAGCGGCGTTGAGTCGTCAAAGTCCACGTACATGATGGGTAGCACGCCAGCTATAATTGCCGCCCTGATTTGCGCGGTGGTTGGCGAGTAAACGAACCCGTCAAATTTCATGTCTGGGTAGAGCCGCTCAATCGCCGCCCATAGAAACAGGTTGCCGTCAAGATAGCCTTCATTATCCGTGAGCCAATTATTCAAAGCAAGCGGGTTAGAAGCGTGCCCGAAATAGTTGCAGACCATAGACGCGCAAGTCATCAAACAGCCGTTTGCGCCGATAGTGCTACGCGTCCCGAGCGGATGGTCTTTCCAGCGAACATCCCTCTGGTTATAGACAGGTCCATAATAGGCGTAATCGCCGCTCATGGGCGGTGGTAGCGGCAAGTTGTCAACTCGCTGCATCCACGTGGCAGAAGACCAAGCCTCCGGTGCGACCCTCCACCAGCCGGTTGAGTGCGTCTCGTACACCGGCACGATCGCCTGAGATTGAAGCCAGTCCGCTTCAGGGCGCTCCAAGCCAGCAGGGGTAAAACGCGTCTTCAGGCGGTTAGGCGGAGTCGTGGTGACGCGCGCGTCAAACAGCTTCTCGACCGGCGGCTCAGGCGGCGCTTCTTCCCCAATTGCCGGAATAGCGTCCAGACATTCTGCATTAGCCCAATCCAGGTCGAGATTGCCGGAATATCCGTTCAGCCGTCCGGTTGACGAGTATTGCCACACGCACCACTTCTTCCACGGGGATGGTAGTCTCGGAACGGAAACGCCATAGTTCGCAACCCACAATCGCCTTGATGCCCAGCGGGCTTCATTCTGCATCACCTCAATCCACTTCCAGTAAGAGGTGTAGATGCCGACCTCGGTATCAAGCGTGCTTTCCAAAAGCGGAATGTAGGCATTGATCTCAGACCTGCTCTGATATGTGGCTTCAACGTCCACCCACAGCCCCACCTCAATTCGCTTGCCACCCAGCGCCTGTTTCACCATGTTGGCTTGTTCCTGCAAGCGCGTGTTCAACGGGAAGTGGTAGCCGCCGATGCGCTTGCCACGCTGAGTAAATTCCAGATAATGGCGCTCAAAATAGATGTCTTTCGCCCAGCCAAAGCCAATCCGCATGATGACAAAATCTACCTGCTCGGCGATCTTGTCGTAATCAATAAGATCAGGGTTTTGATACTTGCTTATGTCAATTCCAAATGGTAGTGTCATTTTGCTCCTAATTAATAGCTATCCAACCATACACACTGATTCTTTTTGCGCCAGAGGCTGTCCAGGCGCCGGAAGCCATGTTTGTATAGGCATTACAGACGTTGCTGTTTTGACCGATAGAGAAGCGTCCTGCGGTTGTCAAAGCATTACCATTATCCACACACCGACCCATAGCACCTGTATATTCCGAGCCTACATTGGTTTCTGGAAGTGTGAATGAGGTTGAGGAACTGTTCGATGTCCCTGATATGAGCGCGGTAAAGAACATAATCGTCCCGAGCTTGTAGTACTTACAATCAACCGACGTTGTACTTGACCAGCCGGCGAGTGTCGGAGACCAGCTTGTCCAAGCACTTGTTTGCAAAAACGCAGTGCTGTCCAATCCGGTCAGCGCCCCGTGGTCGGTCACTCCGCTTCCGCCAGCCGGTCGCTCTTTCACTCTCAACCGCTCAACTTCTCGCTCCAGTTTCGTCAGCCTTTTCATTAGCGTTTCGTCAAAGTTGCTCATAACTCGCCTTCCAACTTGATGTCCAACTGTTCGCCCCCGTCCTGATCTACCCTTACCCGCACGCTCTTGACGTGACAATCCACGAAATAACCAAACGCTTCAGCGCTCAACACATCGCCGAACTGATAATGGATGTTGTATTGCATACCGGGCGTGTCGTGCAAAGCGCCGGTCAACATCTGCTTAGGCTTGTACTCCTCAAGTGCAGCGGCACCGTCGGCTTGAAGTGCTGCGGTGGTTGAGTCGTCCCGTGAGTCCTTGAAGTACTCCCTGCGATTCCATTTGCTTGCCAGAATGCGGGACCAGTTTCCGCGAACCTCTCGCATTCGAGCGGGTCCTTCCCCCTGCCCGGCAACAAGTATCATATTGCGCTCATTGGCGTGGTAAGTGCCGAAAGTGGCTTGGCTCAAGTTGCCGTACTGCTTACCGACCAAGCGTGGATCCCCAGAAGCCCGCCCATGATTCTGTCCGCGCTGTCCGGTGTAAGTGCGAAACTCAAATGTGCCCGGTGCTGTCCTCACCACGTCAAATCCGAGCCAAACGCCGTTTTTCTCTTGCGCTGTTTCGCATATTTCTTGCAAGACGGTCAGTACGTTGCGATAAGCGAATGCCTTTGTGATCTGGTCGCCGCCGGCGTGTAATTCGGGGGCGCATGTCAACTTCATCCGGGTTATCTCGCCGGAATTCGCGCCAAGTTCATTTTCAACGATAGCCTTCATCATGTCATCGGGATAGTCGGTCATGTCGGCGTAAGTGCTGCCAGCATAACGCCACACGATAGCCGTATCCAAGAGCCAGTTAGCGTCAAAGGCGGTCAAGCGGATGTACTCCGCCCCGTCACCGTCCGTCCAAAACTCCCAATTCTGCAAGAAATAAGCGGTCTCGTTCTGCAATTCCAGCACACCGCCTTTCTCGCGCCACACCTCAAAGATGTCGCCCACGCTGAATTGATCGTACTGCATCAATCCGCGTGGGATATTCATGACCAACGACCCGATCGCGTTCTGCGTCTTGACGTACTCCAAGCTATTGAACGCTTGTATTACGCCTTTTCTAATGCCTTCGTGGGTGTACCAGACTGCTTCGTATCTCATAGCAACGCTCCGTCAAGCCCCCAGAACTTCGGAACGTAAGTAATAGATGCGCTGCTGTTTGCGTCTGTGCCATCCATAAATATTGAGAGATAATTAGCACCCGGACTCACATAGAAATCACCATAGTCAGAGCCAGCAATGACGTAGCGCATCAGGTTGCCTCTACCTGCCCACCCGCTACGGAAACTCAATTGCAGCGGGTCGAAGTTGAACGAAACCCACTCGCCAGCCTGAAGCGTCAATCCGTCAAACATGACCGACTTACCAGTTCTGTAATTGATGATTGATTTGAGCGTGCCCGGTCCTGTTATGCTGATGACTGGATAGGTGTTTGCGCTTGCAGAAGCTACATCAAAGTTCAACGCGACTATGCCGGTTTTAGCGTTCTCGTCAGGTGTTTCTCCTACGGTTGAGAACGCCCCACCGATGTAGAGTGAGCCGTCTGAAGCGGGTAGGACGGAATGGATATTAGCCGTACCCGGCAGGTCAATATCAATCGGTTGCCAAGCGCCATTAGACCAAACCGCCACGCGGTCTGTTAGTGTCAAACCACCGATGGTAGTAAATGCGCCACCGGCATAGACTTTACCTGAATTTACACAAACCTCATACACTGCACTGTTAGCCCCCACTCCTAACGGTTCCCACTTCAATCCGTTCCAGACCGCAATTCTGTCGGCGGCTGGAATATCACCAGCGTCCCAGAAACTTCCGCCGACATATAGCTTGCCTGTTGCACCGAAGGCGAGCGAATGAACGTAGCTAACTAACTCAACAGATCCAATCCTATTGAATGTCGTGCCATTCCAATAGCATAGATAATCCCCGTAAGTTCCATCTGCATTGGTAAATTCACCACCAATATACAAAACACCATTCGGCGCAAAAGTAAGCGCATTTACAGGTTGGTTAAGCCCTGTGGATAACGCACTCCAAGTATTGCCATTCCACTTAGCAATTCTCGCTGTGTTTGAGACTCCACCAGCAAGATAAAACACGCCGCCAGCATAGACAATCCCACCCGTATCAATTGCAATTGTTCTGCAGACGTTATTCAATCCAGTTCCAAGTGCAGACGCGGTGCCGTTTGCTATGTCAATTTTTGCAATGTAATCACCATCTGCACTGCCTAAGTCTTTAAAGCTACCGCCGATGTATAAATCACCATTTGCGTCAAACGCCATGCAATTAACAATCCCGTCAATCCCCGCAATCACCGCTTCCCATGCCTCAGTAATTGGATTCCACCGCGCCAAGTAATCCGCGTCCGTTGTCCCGCCAGCATCAGTGAACGCGCCTCCGACATAAATCTTGCCGTCAGGCCCTTCAGCCATACAATAGACATTCCCATTCAGCCCCGTAATCAGGCTGGCATATGCGCTCCCAGTCCACTTGCACCAGTTGCCCTGCGGGTCTCTTTTCACGATAAACTCGGCAGGGAATTCTGCATAAAGGTCGAGTTCTCTGCCCTCATTGTATGCGCCCTGGAGCAAGCCCGACGGAATCGTGAAGTTGAGCACCGCCCGTTGGTGCGTTGGTAGGTCGGGCGTATCGGTCAAGGTCGCCGGCAATGGAATGCAGATAATGTCAATCGGGTTGGTTGCTTCCGCTCCGTTCTCATCCACGCCCTGGTAGCGGATAATCCTTTGCTCATGCCCTCTGTACGTACTTGGCATGTTGACGCCGAACTGCTCCGTGACAGGCAGGTTGCTCAATAAATCAGGTCTCAATATATTAATAAGCGCGTCACGCTTTGCTTCGATCTCGCCCAGCGTACTGCCTATGAAGTCTACAATAATCGAGAATTGGCGCGACTTGCGGATGTGCGTCTGGTACATATCGCCGCCCGCCGTCATTTTTGTGAGTATCTGATTCCAGTCACCGTGACCCAGCCCAATCGCTTGCACAACGTGACAGTAATCCTCAAGGTCTACCAACTCGCCGCCCAACCCAGTGTTAGCCGATCTCTCAGACGGGCTGTTGCGCTGAATGCCAGTCCAACGGCAACCGGGACTATAACCATCAAAGAAGGTGCTTGCTTTTGAATCCTGCTCGAACTGGCAGCCGTCCACATAGAACGCCGCTGTCGACGCAACCGCGTCCCTCAGCACTTTTGCTCGGTAAGTTGCTGACGTATCGACCGGGGTGAAGGTCAATTCCACTCGCTGCCAGTACCCACTGGCTGTGAAGGTTTTTGTGAATAAGTCCGGCGTAATGCCTTTATCGACCGCCAAGCTCATTGTTTGTCCTGCCACTCCCTTGACGTAGCACGAGAAGGTATAGTCGAGACCGTTTTCTACCGTCAGCCCGCCGTGATAAGCGCCGGAGCTTGTGTTATTTGCCGGATTGACTTTCATGGAGTACGCGCCCCACCTCTGCTCGCTCCCTGTTTCAGCGATTGTCACGCCCGCGCCTATTGCCGTCCAGTCCTTTTCAAATTCTGGGTGCGCAAAAGTTGGATTCTTGATCTGGTTCGTCGCCGCTTTCGGATTCACGATCCAGAACTTCTTTTGTGATAATACAGGTGCTGTCATTATGCTCCCCATGCCTCCATTAATTCAAACGCTGCCCTCACGTCCGCCGGATTGCTCGAAGTCGGCATGGTTAGGTTGTAGACGTTGCCGCCTTTTTGGTTATCCTTCGTCACACCGCTCAATGCCTTCGCCACCGCCTTGCCGATAGCCTCCGGGTCAAGTGCACTTCCACCGCCCGTAAGCGCCCGCGATAAGGCACGCTCCGCATCCGCCCGGCTCAATATGAAGCCGTCGCTGGACGGGACAAATAGCTCGCCTTTGTATCCGTATTCCTGCCAACTGTAAGGGTTGCCCCCGTAGACCGCGCCGCCAACGGCTTTAGGAAACACCCCTGTTGTTTCATAATGCACCGTGCCTGTTTTGGTTGGCGCGCTCCAACTTCTAACCGCGCTGTCGTCAACTTCCAGCACCACATTCATCGCCTTTGGCTTGAATTTCCTATTTTCTAAATCATCGAGGTCATCTAATACTTCGTCAACGTTGGTTGTAACATTAATAGGTTTTTTTTCTGGAGTATTTTCTAAATCTTCGGCTAATTGTTTAATAAGCAGGTTATATTGTCTTTGCGTGATAATGCCCGCGCCTAATAATTCCTGATAAAAATTCGTCTGCTTTGTCGCAGAGATTGTTTTTTGATCGACAAGCCCCATAGCGATTGCAAGGTCATAAGCGGATTCTTCGCTCAACCCTTCAGACGCTATTTTGAACAATAATGATTCTGAATAAGAGCGCATTGCCGCATCCGCGTTATTGGTAGCATCAGTAACGGATTGCATACTAACGGCATTCCCGTCAACAGCTTCACTATGCGCGTCTACCGCTGCCATGCTTTCGTAGTTAGAATCAGCCCAATCTTCAGAAGCGAGAACAGCATTACCAAAAGTGTTATACATGTTGGCGACTTTTTCTTTCGCCTCGTCAGCACCCATTCCACCTTTGACAAAAGATTCATAAGTTACGTTCGCCCATTGACTAACAGTATCCATTTGTCCGAGTAACCCATCATCAACTTTCGTGAATTGCCCAAACAGCCTTTCATAAGGTTCTGTAAGCCCGTCAATGTTTATCCCAAAATCTTTAAAAGCCGCGCTCATTTCTTTGAATTGTTGAGTGCGATTCAGATTATTCAAGCCCGCTGTGAGTCTTGGTAAAACATCGGTTGCAACTGGTAACAATGCGCCCTTAGCAGCATCACCCACGTTCTGAATTGAGGATTCAAAACGCTTCACGTCACCAATCGCATAATCAGACGCGCTTCCAACTTTAAGTATCTGCTCTTCTGCCTGCTGTAAAAACGCTTCAGAAAAAGCCTCGCTTGCGCTCATGCCGCTTGCTTCCAACGCCTTCACTTTGGCATCAAACCCGTCCACGCTCACACCCAAAGCATCAAAGCGCATGGTGGTCTGGTTAGTCAATGTCAGCACCAACTGGTTCATGTTCATGCCCAGTGCGCCCGCAACCGAAGTCAGTCTTACAACCTCGTCGTGCGATTTTGCAAGCCCCAAAGCCATAAAATCAGCAGCACCGGCAACCAGTTCAGCATCGCTCATCATTCCATCAGTCGCGGACTTCAAGTCTGTCATCAAAGCATCTGAAGTTGTACCGATGGAAGCCGCAAGATTATCAAAGCGAGCGGCCGCATAATCAAGCTCGGCGGCTTCAGCGGCAATATCATATATCTGCTTCATAGCCAGACCAACGCCAGCCACAATGCCCGCTGCCATAGCGGCCTTGCCCATCATGCCTTCAATTTTTCCACCAAAAGCCTCGACAACCCCGCCACTATCTGCACCGGCATCTTTCACGCCGGTCATATCCTGCTTGAGCTTGTTCAGGTCGCCGCTGGCTTTATTCAGCGCGGTAATGACAATTTTCAGATCAGCCATACTTCACTCTCAATTCATTCACCTGGCTCACAATATCCCAAATATCCGAGTGCTCATTCTTCCACTTTGCGCTTTCACCCGGCACCTTGCCTTTGCGCTCGTACTCCCGGAACGCCCTATATACATTGCCAACCTGTCTCATTTTGCGCAACAAGCCAGCCGGTTGTTCCATAACACCGCCGGAGTAAGGCAAGCTCTGGTACTCTTCGCATTCAAGCGCAAGCTCCAACAATCGCGGCATCTCGCCTTTTCCTTGAGCAAAATCTGCAGCCGCGATCAGGATAAAGGGTCAAGGTGCATCGCCTTGCTAAACAGTTTGGCAATGCAGTCAGCCAGCCAGATAATGTGACCGGGATTCGCGTTGTCCACGTCTTCCAGCGTCCACTTCGGCTCAAGCAGGAACTCCTGCTTCACAGCCGCCCTGACGCTATCCCCACGCCACACCGACAATGGCTGATTTTCCTTGCCCTTCATGTCGAGGTGAAAATCCTCCAGCATCTTTTGAGTCAATTCCTTCAGAACGCACTTGCCGAACTTCTTATGTTCAAATTCCATATGTTTGCTCTGCCTATGAAACTACATCAATAGCGGACTTGGTTGTGATGGTCAGCCAGTTCGCTGCGGTCGGGTTGTATACTCCGTCCAAAACCAGATCGTAGGTCATAATGCCATTGCGATCTTGGAACAGCTCCGGCGCTTTCATGGAATGACCGGCGAAGTCAATCTGCATGCTGCGCAAAGCAATGCCGGCGCCGATGGTGTAAATAATGCGGATGCGCTTCTCTAAAATTGCGTTGGGCGATGCAAGCATGGCAATCAGGTGATCGTCGGTGCTGTCATTCAGTTCCAGCGACAATTTCAACTGCCCGTTCCACTTCTGATCGTTGTGAGCCGTTGGAGTACACTCGCCCAAGAAGCTGCGGTACTCGCGGTTGGCATTGATGGATAATTCCCACGCAAACGCGCTTGATGTCAGTGCTGAGAAGGTCGAGCCGCCCCAGGCTTCAATCGACACCGAAGCCGCGCAGCCGGACATCCGAGTTTCGGTAGTCATGTCTGAGAGCGATGCCAACGTGCCAGCGACAACCTTGCCGCCCATAAGAGAACCACCGACCTGAACGCCAGTATTGTTTGAACCCGAGAGGGTGAGCGAAGTGACGGAAGCATCTTGCATCTGCCAAACTTCGTTTGTCTGCCCCCACTGGAGCGTCATAAACCTGGGTGTGACAGCGGCGGTGGTTGGTGCGGAATAAACGCGCTCATAAGGAGTAGCACTTCCGGATGGTATAACCGTGCCGAACAATGCTTCCAGCCAATAGTTCAGTTCTTCGTAGGTTTCGTCAGCCGCCTCGAAGGTGGCGCTCGAAGCATACGAATCCAGAACGGTCTGGTGGGTCGGAGCAAGCGTACCGCGTAATTGATCTAACGCGCGGGTCTGGAGTTCCGGGCGCAGTTTGAAATCGGATACATTCTGAAGTTTCTTGACGGCGGTTGCGTCAGCCGTTCCGAATGCAGTTTGGAATTTTGATTGGAGTACATTATGAGCATTTAGCATTTTTTACCTCTTGGACCTCTACGTTTTTATCTTTCACGAATATATACATCTTCGCCTTCAGGGCAGCCTTCGTCAGGTCGGGCGGCAGACTTTTCCACTCTTCCTCGCTCATATCGCGAGCCGGAAGACCGATGAAATAACCACCAGCCTCTTGACAGTTGTAAGCATATTTAGCCATTTAGAACCTCTTTCACTACGAGCTGCGCCAGCACGCCCGCATAAAACCGACCGGATCCGCGTGGCCATTCATATTCGCCAGGCGTAACGGTAAAACCCTCGAGCACCGAGTTCGGGTAAGGGCATTTGAACGATCTGCACATGTCCACATACTTTCCGCAATAATCAACCAACTCAGGCGCAAACTCCCTCAAACCAATGCCCTGTTCACTCGCCTGCCACAGCATGAGGTCGCTTACCTGCCAATTGACCGTCACAGTCGTTCCAATGGCGATAAATTGACCTTCTAACGCTTCGGTAGGATTATTCCCGACTGGCAATAGCAACCGGCAAGGGAGATGCGCTGTTGAAATGGATTCTGGCAGCTCATCCAGGTTGTAAATGGTCGGAGTTTTGCCAGAAGTCGTTGTAACCTCTTTGGCTGCCAAAGCGTCATAAATATTTGAGATTATGCTCATAGACCCACCCGTCTCTTGTACCTGTCAAGCATTCGAGTTACATCGATTGGCAAAGCGGAAGGCATAATCGTTACACCGTCACCTGTTATCATCGGGCGATCAATATCAGCGGAAGTGTCTTTCTGGCGATAGAGAAACGCGGCCAACCTAACGCAAGCGTGCTGGATGTCAGCCGGAGCGGTCGCGCTATATCCCCATGTGCCAGCCACGCTTATTTCGCTATCCACGTCCGAGAAGCTCCACGATTGGCTTTCATCCAGTTTGATGATCCACTTTGGGAAGTCGTTGCGCGGGAACAATCGGTACTCGCTTGAAGTGAGCTCCGTTCCATCCCCGTTCGTGAGCGTTGTCACAGTCAACAAATCGTGTCCGTAAAGCGGCAAATCCTGCCCGTCCGTGTCACCCTCGCCAAAATACTTTGTGGCGGTGGTAGACTCGAAGCTCCGCCCGGTGTAAGCGTCAATCAAACCCTCCGCACTCTCAATAAAGTCATCTAACAAGTTGTCATCAACAACCGTGCCAGATATACCTAAATAGTCTTTCAACTGGACTGTGGAGGCGTAGCTCATTACTTCACCGCTTTCGTCGCACTGCTTTTAGGCTTTACAACCACCTTCACAGCCGGTTCGTCTTCAATAATGGACAAGAATCCAGCCCTTGATTTTTCGAGAGCCTCTTCTTCCGGGAAGTTATAGGTTTCACCTTCCTTGAAGCGGAGGCTTCTTCCGTCCAGCGTATATCTGAACGGTCTGTGTATATAAACTTTTACGTTGTTCAACTCTTCACCTCTTTCGTCCGGCCATAGGACAGACCCATCCCGTTTAATGTGCCCGCAAGGCACACCAAAATGAGCTTTCATTAAAATACCAAGTCGCATACAATCAGCCGCGAATTGCATGTCAGGTGATGGATGTCCACCTGCCTCAAAACGCCTCATTTCTACTTGCTCCAGCACTTCCCTTTTGATAAGTGTGCACCCGAAGCCTAACCCACTGCATTCTGTGATAACAGCGCGTCTTGCTCTTTCGCGCAATTCAGGAAAGTAATCCAGGCTTTTATTCGGCCAGCGAGCCTTTATACCAACTGCTCGATAAATATTTAGCACCGCTGGTTTTTGCCGGAATCTATAAACGCCATAAGCAACGCCGGCGTCAACTTCCAGCAACTTCACCAACGCATCTTCAGGAATAATCATGTCGTGCTCAACCGTGAACAGATAGTCATATCCTTCTTCAAGCGTGATACGGCGTGCTAATTTGTATTGATGAAGCGTGTTCTCATGGTCGCCGCGTCTGTCACCCATCCTGGCACGGATGTTATTATCCGAGATCATTACGGTTACTTCTGAGCCTTCAGGTCGGATCAGGTTGTCAATGCTGTCAAGCGTTTCTTGCCTGATTGCCAAAACACCCGCTTCACTCCAAGTCGGACAGAATAACAGTATTTTCATTTTTCGTACTTATGCCCTTCCAACCTAAAGTTCACAAACGGGTTCAGGCTGTACAAATTGCACCCATAAACCTCTTTTATCCGCGCTCGCAGTTGAATTGTTGACGGCTCAATTTGCCCCACAAAATCACTGTAAAACTTCGCACCCATCGGCGATTCAGGATAGCCGGGCATATTTAACTTCCCATCTAACTTGCCGCAATCGTGCCCAACAATGATGATGTTCGCCGCGCCCATATAAGCCGCAATGTGAATGGCACTTGTAATTGTTGAGTAAGAAACCACAATCTTGTCAGTTCCTACCACACTTAAATCTATTTTTTCTCTTTCATTGTCAAGGTGTTCAAAGTAATAATCTGCTCCGCTGTTATGAGATAACGTCAATGTTCCACAATCATGTTTGCTAACAATTGACTTAATCCCCATCAATTTTGCCGCGCCTAAAGTGAGGACCAAGCTATTAGCATCCTTACTCACTACATAATCCAGATTGTTAAATCGTTTCCAAACTTGATTTACACCTATCACAAATTTGTTATCAAAAAAACTTGGTTCAATATAACCAGCAGACGCGCCGGAAGCCACGACATAAATGTCATACCCCTTGTGAATGTCTTTCAAATCCCCGATTGGTTTCACGGCGCGTCTACCTTGTCAGCTACCCGTTAAGCGGATGCCTGTGTTGCGTATTGGAACGCCTCTTGCTGCAGTACACCGCAACCAAACCGATAGTTGACAAGAATGCCAACCTGCCCGGTTCCAGCGTAGAGTTCATTCAGCCGGCGAACTCTCAAGCCGCGATTAGTTACAAATCCCATGTAGTTGAAATTGCCAAACAGCAAGGAATCGTAAGACGCTGTCGAGTAAGCCTGAACATTTGAGTTCAAAACAACAGGATAGCCTTCCAGCGTTGGACCATCCACAGTACCGCTCAAGCGAGCCACGCCGTCTGTGAACTGGAACGGATTGCCAGTCAAGCCTTTCAGATAAAACCAAGTTGCAGGGTTCATTACCCAGACCGCCCCATTGTGATAAGGTGATCCGAGCTTTCCCATCAACTCAGGAATTTCGGATGCGGCGATGGTAACATCATCATCCAGCGTCAAAGCGGCAGTACCGCCGGTGAATGCGCCTTCAGGCTCGGTAGTGCCAGCGCCGATCAATGCGTAGTAGTTTTCGGTGTCAGCCAGAGCGCGACCGATAGCGTTGTTCAGGAACATTTCGAGTCCGCTGTTTTCGTCTTCCAACACTTCTTCCGAAACTTTAATTAGTTTCTTGAAGTTGTAAACGGTGACAGCTTCCTGCCCGAACACAGGTTCATCTTCGGCTGGGCTGATATTGCCCTCTTCAGCAACGATTGTGAACTTGCTCAAGCTGGTGGCTTCAGTCGGGAAATTGTACTTATCGCGGTTGGTATTAACCCGCAGTAAGCCAAGTCGGCTAATCAATGACTCTTCATCGCGCCGTGCAATAATTTTTCCGTATTCGTCATCAGGAACAAGGTAACCGCCCTGGGCAGCATCGCCTTCATTCAATGGGTTTACATTGTTCTTGATTGCTTTGCGCAAGTCGGATGTTTCGCCGGTCTTGAGATAGTGCCAATAGGCTTTGGTGTAATCGACCTCGCCTAAGCTTTCAATAACAGCCGGTGCTTTCACGGTCGGTGATCCTTTCTCTTCGCCACGTTCCGCTTTCAAATCTTCGATGATAGCCTTTTTCAAGGCTTCAACATCGAGTTTAGGCTCTTCAGCCTTTTCTTCTTCGACGATTTTCTCTTCGCCCATTGTTTCCTCCAAAATAGGTTGATTAGGTTTGATTGTTTCTTGCGATTCAACCAGCTCTTCAACCGCATCCACCGCTGATTCTTCAGCCTCCGGGATCGCCTCTGTGATTAGCTCGGCTTTCGCTTCGATAACGGCAAAGTCATTTGCCGGTTTTCGCCATTCATTTGTGTCAAATAATGCCAGTTCTCCAACAGGCCAAGTCGTGATAACTCCGCCCTCGTCTTTCCGTACCAGGTGATTCACAGCACCGCTTGAAGCGCGTAAGCTCTCAATCCCTGCCGCGACCAGTCGCTTAGCAAGTGGCTCGTCCAGGTCAAGCGACGGTTCAAACCAAAGCCCGCGTTCGTCTGCTTCAACGAATTGCGCCCTGCCGATCATAGCCGGTTGAGGTTGCATCTTGCCCGGCTCGTCTGGCTCGAATCCGTGATAGTAAGACAGGTTGATAATATCACCCAGCTTCAGCCAGAAGTTCGTGTCAGGCGTAAAGGCTTCACCGTCCAGGTCGCGCCCATTTATTGGACCGCCGTAAGGGATCCCCAGAACGCGCCAGTCCATAGGCGTGTATTCTAGATCGGCTTTCATTCGCTTTTCAGCAACGCCGTTTCGCTCAACTACCGTGTTTGGCACTTGAATCTTTACTCTGTATGAATCAGCCGCTTGTGTTTCCTTAGACATTTCTCAACTCCTCTTCAATTGCTTTCATAATGCGCAACTTGATTTTCGGCGCGTATTTCTTCTCAGCCGCGTCAATAGTCAGCCACCCACTTGCTCCGTGTCCGAAGGTTTGATTTTCACCTTGTACCAGCGGCGCATAATTCAAATAGTTGCTAATCGTGACCGACATTCCACCGTCACCCAGCCAGCGATTCCAATGCTTACGCAAGTCACCGCTCCGTCTGTAAGGCACGCTTATTTCGCCTGCCTTCATTTTGGCAAAGAACGCCCGCCTGACTTTCGGATTGCTCTTGATGAGCGGGTTAGGCATGTAAGTCTTGCGCGGATAATGCTTCAGCTTGCCGATAAGCATTACGCTTTCCTGGCTTATCGCTGCCTTCACCTTGTTGAATTGCTGAACTGTAGTCAGTTTGGCAATTAGTTGTTCTGCGCCTTCAACTCGGATGTCCATTATTTATTCACTTCCTTAGGCCACTCCCAGCCAACCCCACACCTGCATCTGGGGTGTGCCGGTGGAAATTGCCCGTTTGTAATTGGTTTTTCGTTCCGTGGTCCACAAACTGGGCAAACTCTGTCATCATTCGCAGTCAGCCAAATCGGAACCATCTCACGCCCAGTCTCTTTTACGAGCTCCTGCACGTAAGCGCGCTCGCCTTCAACAGCTGCACGTGTTGTCTCGGTCACGGCTATCATCTCTGATCTAACCGCCCCAAATTGAGGTTCTAATCGCCTTGCCAGTTCTTTTGATGTCAATCCCTCTTCAAAGTAGCCGGGCACGTTTTTCTGTAATAACTTCTCAAGCGCACTCCGAGTCGTGCCTTTAATACCACGCACAAGATCGTATGTGTAAGTGCGCCCCCAATCAGCCGCTATAACGTTGAAGTGCGCCCAATCTGCACCGATCCCCACCGAGTTCATTAGCGACTCGGCCTGCCTGACGAAGGTGTCAACCAGCACCGGCTCAACGTCTCTCTGGATGTTACGCCAGCCGGTCTGCCAATACTCGTAAGGAACGCGGCTCAAGTCGGGCGGGTCTCCCAGCAAGTCAAGCAGCTTACTCATTTCTGCCCGTAAGCCCTTGCTCAACACCCGCGCTAACTTGCGCTCCAGTTCGCTCCGGTCAACAATGTCCATTACGGATACCCTCGCCATGTGATAACCGATTCAAATATATGTTTCACGTCATCAACCGACTTCGCGCCTTCCAATGCGCCAGCAACTGCCCCGTGCAAACTCGGCTCAATTACGCTTGACTCAAACTCGCGCAACTCTTTACCTTCTTTGACCCGCTTCTCTGCAAACTTCTGCCACCGGCGGAGTTCAGCCGTGCGCTCGTCAACCGGCGTTTCGTCAATGCGGTCGTCCAGTTGCTCTTGATGCGATTCCAGCATTGCGGCTTGTTCGTCTGTCAATTTGTAGCCAGCCAACTCAAGCGCGACTTCAATTGGCAAGCCTGCGGTCGTGAGTTTGTTGAGTAAGTCGACGCGGCCATTCTCGTCTTCCTGGAATATGTCCAGCTCGTTGAATTTGAACTCAATCCGCAAGCCGTCACGCGCAAGCAGCTGTTCGTTCAAAGCGTCCGCAAACAAACGCGCTCTTGGCTTGATCGTGTCCTCGTAGAACGCCAGCCGGTCTTCCTGCGCCGTTGCATAGTTAGCCGCCTCGCTGTCAAGCAAGGTCTGCTTGATGCCAAATGCCATTGCGATGTTGTCTTTCGCCATTTCGCTTATTTCCGGGAATGACAAGTCCTTCAACGGAGGCGTCAATGTGACCGGCGTGATAGAACCAGACCGCACTCCCAGAACCCGGAAGGCGTTCTTGATCGCTGTTGCGGATCGCCTGAACCAGTTTTGAATTCGCTCAATCTCGTTGCGGTCGTTAGAATCAATACCCAGCAAAGTGACTGGCATTGCTCCACCCTCAAAGTACATTTCAGGGAACTTGCTTATCGCGTATAACAACTTTGCGTCAATGTTGCTTGCCTTACCAGCACCGACGCCTGGATTCGTGTCCTGAGTCGGGTCAAACTCGCGGATGTAAAGCATATCGTACCGACCAGCTTCAGGCTCGTTGCGCCAAACCGCCCCGCTTGAGTTCTGCTTGAACTCGAAAACGCCCCTGTCATATTTGACCGCCATGTCAAAGGGATTGCGGTACTTGACGTCCTTGCGGAATCCCGACTTGTTTTTGACGATCTCACCATAAGACGCGCCAGCCAGAAGGTTCGACGCTTCCCACTGCCAAAGCAGGTTACCCAGCTTTGTCGGGTAAGGCCACTCAACCTCGTTCTCTTCGCCCTTCATAATCGCAACCGGCACGCTTGAAAGCGCATCACAGCGCAATTGCACCGCCCGGAATAGCAACGGAACGTATTTGTAAAGCGTCGCCACAGAATCAGGAACACCATCGGAAGTCAGCATCTCAACCCAACCGGGCACGTTTGTTATTGTCTTGTACGCTTCTGCCATATTATTCCGTCCCTAATCCATCCATAAAATAATTGACCCGCTTGATAACCCGTACCACGCGATAGCCAAACTCATAACCGTGTCATCGTGCATTCCGTCTGGCGCGCTATAACTGAATGACCCTGAAGCATTGCGTTTCGCCTCGAATGACAACAACTCTCCAACCAGTACAGGATCGTTTATCACCTTTATTTGCCCATTTTCAAAGGCTGATTGCAAACTCTGGATGATTGCTTGCTTAGTTGCTGAAGTCGTTGTAAATGGCACGATATTCAAGCCGCGCGTCACCAGCTCGTCAATAACCGGCCTGCCTATGCTGTTCGCTTCCACGACCATAGACTGCATGTGATAACGCGCATAGATCGCCGCCAGCCGGTCAATCAGCACCGGATAATCCACCCGATTGAAGCGATCCATGTAGACCATCTCTTTTGACTCCGCATCCATAACGCTCACAACCGTGAAGTCAACGCTCGAAGCCACATCCACGCCCGCGATGTAGTTACGCCCTGGTTGCGGCTCTTGCGGCTGGAGTATTGCTGCCTCTTGGACCCGCCTGAATACCAAACCTTCAGCATCAACAAATTCACCCAGCCATTCCTGTCTATAAGTCAATTCGTTCACACGTTCTTTAGCGCGTTCCGCTGCTTTTTGAATACGTTTGTTAGGGTTCGCTTTTGAAGGTGCTGTCCATGACTTTTGATGAACACCGTCATTAATGCCGCGTTGATATTCCTGCCAGAACCAATTACGTCCGCGAGGTGTGCTGATTAGAATAGCGTCACCATCCAAGTCTGCAAGCGTAGGTTGAATTGCACTCGTCCATGCTGTCTCTGATATTCGCGCGGCTTCGTCCAAAATAACCAGGTTGAAACTTTCACCGCGCACGCTGTCTTCGTTATCCGCTGAATGGATCCCAAATACACCGCCGTTGATAAACTCGATTGTGCGTTCCGTTCTGTTCACGCTTGCCAGTTTTGCTTTGCGCAAAGGGGCAACCGCATTTTCAGCGAATCTCCAAAGAGCGCGTCCGTTTTTGTAAGTAGGTACAATCCAAGCTACGCTTCCACCTTGTGAAGCTGTTGCAAGCGAAATTGCGCCACCCAATATGGTCTTACCCCACCGTCTCCCCATTGAAAGCACTTTCACTTTCGCTGGATGAGCCGCTATCTCCCATTGATCTGGGCGCAAGGTTGGTAATTGCAGATCGATAATCTACTCCCGTTATCCCAATCGAATTGATGTTTTCACCATTTGTGGTCAAGTCCAACTTTTGTTGTGGTAATCCAATCAAATAGTCTGAAAGCCATTTGCGCGCTTGAGCATCGCCTTTTGTTGCCAGCCTAACCGCTGTTTTGACAATGCCAATCCAGTCTTCTTCAGAAACAGCAGAAACGGTCAAGTCGTAAAACTTGACCTCACGCTCTTTTGGCATTCGTCCAGTAGGATTGCCAGAATGTCCTTTGATAAATCTGCCTTTTTCGTCTCGCTGTCTTGCCATTAACTACCTGCTATCAGGGCTACTCTTCCTCGTTAGCCATAACGATCTTGACCAGGCTTTTCAACCAGCCCATCATCGTTTGAACTTGTGGCAAGCAATACTCCGGCACATTCAGCACAAGGTTGTACGTGCCGTCTGCCATTGACTTGACTTGCCGCATCTCTGCTTCAAACTCGACTGCTACCGGCTCTGCCAAACAACCCTCGTCATCCGTAACATCCGCTCGTAAGTCCACAAGCATTCACGCCCGCCTCGTAGGTCAAGCCTCGTCAGCACAATCAGCCGCGCTGTTCATTGCGTTGATGCGGTCATTCAGCTCGATTACCTGACGCTCCAACTCACGGATGCGCCTATCTCTGCTATTGACAGCCTTGCTCAATTTGTCAACCTGTGTTTTCAGGTCTTCGTTTTCCTGTTGTAAGTTCAAAATTTGCGCCTCCCGATCCGAAAGCAAAGAGCGAAAGTTTGTGATTTGCGATTCCAACAACTCCACTTTACTTTCAAGACGTTCAGCGCGTGTACCTAACGCGGCTATTCGATTCTCATAAGCGTCCGAAAGCGTCCGAACACAATCGGCTGCCACCTTTTTCCGGCTGGCTATTGCGTTGACAATGACCGCCCCTAATCCGCCTCCACCGAGTAACGCCGCTAATATCGCGGTCCAAAACTCGGCCGTCATCCGTTACCCTTGTCTACTGATTCTTTGACTTCATCCAGCGAATAGGTTGGCTCACTCTCAAGCGCGTTGAATACCGCTACCAGATTATCCGGCGCGTCGGTAAGATCGTGTAAGAGGTTTGACCCACCCCCGGCAACAATGGCGGTCAGAATCTTGCCAACCAGGTCACTCGGAAAGTAAGCCGCGAACAGGTTGATGTCAGCAAGCCAAACAAGCACGCCTGCGATAGCCCAACTCACGAACATTAGCCAGAACTTGTCCCAGCCATACTTGTCAAACACCGGCGTGATAAGCGCGGCAACAAGCCTGTTAGCCAGTACCATAAAGCCGATCACAATGCCTAATACCGTTACGTCAAATTCCATAATGCCTCCGAGTGCTAATATTTGTTTCTGTCTTCGTACAAGTGCGTTTCAGTGCGACAACCGCGCAATGGCTCCGCAAAATCAGCCGGTAATTCGTCTTCGTCATCCAGCCAAAACTCGTCGTGCCTGCGCTCATAATCAATTTCCCTCTGAATGTCGCTTATTTGCCAACGCAACCAAGCCGGCCATTCTCTTGAATCAGCGCCATATATGTCAAGACACTCACCGCACAACTGGCGTTTGAGTGAAATCTCTTTTCCGCATACACAATATTTTTTGCACATAAATTTCTTCTTCCATAAAGTTAGTGGCATTGTTCAGCACTTTTAGAAATTTCTTGCAGAATTTGCCCAATTCTGCGCTGTGTAAGCCCCACAATCGCCCCAATCTCTTCCTGCGTATGCCCAAACGCATAAAGCACCGCAATGCGCCGGTCTCGCTCACTTAGCCGCGCAAGCAATTGCTCGAACTCAATCTTGCGCTCAATGCTTTCCAGACTTTCACTGTCAAACAAATCGTCTATTTCGTAACCTTCAATTTCCATTTTTGCCTCCAAAGTTAAATAAAAAGGCCCGAAGCCGCTCCGCTTTTTTGCGGGGCGACTCCGGGTTATGTTCCGCGTGAGTCACGCTTTGGTACTGCTATTCAGTTATAACTTGCTAATTATTCGTCTCTATGCGCCTTCAGGCTCGTTGTTACCTTGACGCTGTTGACTTGCCTTCTGGCAATATTGACCTCTATTGTGCCATATCCTTCCGGGCTGTCTGTGATCGCCCGAACCGCTGTGACGAGTATCCGCAAGGATTCCTCATCGAGCATAAAGTCGCTCAAGTTCATTCAGCCTCCAATGGCAGTCTCAGTTGCTTCTGCGCCTCTGCTATGCGCTTTTCCGCAATTTCCAGATATTCGGCATTCAGTTCTATCCCGATGAAGTCACGCCCTTCCATTACCGCCGCCATTCCAGTCGTGCCGCTTCCCAGCCAGCGTCCTCAATCGCGCACACTAACCGGTGAAATGTGCGAGTGCCACCCATAGCGAGTAGCATCGCGCCCGGCTTGGCAACGCGCAGAGCTTGTTCCCAGAACGCAACTCCAGGAACGCCCCTGTCCCAATCTTTTCCCATAAATTCGAGCCCGTAAGGCGGGCCTGTCAGGATAGTGTCGACGCTATTCTCTGGCAGTTCAGCCATAACTTCCAAACAATCGCCTAAGTGCAATTCGACTTTCATTTATCCTCCAACGCCTTCCTGATAGTCTCAACCGCTTCACCCGACTTGACCGCCTTGCCGTCAAACGTCAACACGCGCCAACCCTGCAACACAGCTAAGTTCGCCTTTTCGTAGTCTCGCGCGATGCCCCGCCCGGTAGAGTGAGCGCCCTTCGTGTACGTTCCGCCATTCACTTCAACCAGCAACCTGTGCTCAAGCCAAGCGAAGTCGAACCGGAACTTGCGCCCCTTGATCGCCGGATATTCACGAATCGGCTCTGGCAAGCCCAACGCCTTGATCTGCAATGCCAGTTCTGCTTCAAGTGCGGATTTGCTCACTCATCACCTCGCAAACTTGCAAGGCACCGCACGAGCTGAACCAACCCTGCAAGCGCAACAACTATGAGCACAACGTCAAGAAGGGTCATTCGTCACCTCCGGTGTCCACTCGAACACAACATCCGCATTCTCGCCACTGTGCAATCGCCATGTCGTGCCGTCAAAAGATGGCACTAATCCTGACTTCCACAACTTGATGGCGGGCGAAAAGTCGACTTTAAATCCGATGTCGAAAAAGGTCGAAAAATACGCCCATGCCGAAGCCAATACCGAATCAAAGACCGGAGCCCTAACCGAATCCCCGACCGAAGCCCTAACCGAATCCCCGACCGAAGCCCATGCCGAAGCCCATGCCGAAGCCCTAACCGAATCCAAGACCGAATCCCCGACCGAAGCCCTAACCGAATCCCAGACCAAATCCCCGACCGAAGCCCCGAGCGTGTCCCAGACCGAAGTCCAGACCAAATCCAAGACCGAAGCCCACTCTTTCAGCCAACCGATCTGTTCGCTCGTTGGCTTTTCAACCTTCGGCAGTTTAAGCAGATTGATAATCGGCTTGACAA